TTACAGTTTCCCAGGATGCACCCCATTAACCGCCATCTGCCACATAGCCAGTAGCCTGGTTTTATTGGCCTTGATATGTGACTCGGCCAGTTTCCTATTAACCCCCCCACCGGCGAGAGGAAGATTGGCCGAATAGCCAGATGGGCTCTGTATGGTCAGGCCAGAACGACTCATTACACCCCTATGATTTGTAAGTAAAGTATCATAAATCGGAATTGGTTTTACCCGCGATGTCGGGGGTATAGTCCGCTCAGGTGCTAGAAACACCTCAACGCGGCCTCCGTACCCGATAGACTTGCGTTTTTTTGTGGTCATTTTTTGGATATGGCCGAGTGTGGGCGAATACAATACCAGTGATGGGAATAAGCCCGCTTGACGTTGACAAGTTTCTAGCACTCGGCCACCCGAGCCGTTCGGGTATCCTCTAGAAAAGGATCAACAAATGGCTACCTCTCGCGTATCAAACGTTGCCAACCCTCCCAAAGTGTCTATCCATGATGGTAGGGTGGTGACAACTACTGATGACGTCGCTGCCTATTTTGGCAAGCAAGCTCATCACGTTGTGCAAAAAGTAGAATCCCTTGATTGCTCAAAAGATTTTATCATTCGCAACTTTTCGCGGATGATAAAAAACGTCACTCTGGCTAAAGGGGCAATGCGCCAAGTGGTCTACTACGAAATGACCAAAGACGGCTTCGTCTTCCTGGTCATGGGCTTTACAGGCAAAAAGGCCGCCGCGTTCAAAGAGGCCTATATCGCCGAGTTCAACCGCATGGAGAGGCAACTACTCACCCGCCAGCGGGGCGCGTACTCAGCCCCTAAGCCACAGCAGCTCTCCGACGGGGAGATAAAAAAACTGAAATGGCTGATCGACTCCATCGTCAACCAGTTCCGGTTCCGTGCCGCCTGGAATCAGGGCGTCTGGTACGCGCTGCGTCAGGCCACCGGTGTGCCATCCCCATATCCCTTTACCGTCGCCGATTTGCCCGCACTGGTAAGGGAGCTTTAACGCATCATGGAAATCGGCCATGAAACCCGCAGCCTGCTCCAGCAGCTGGAAAAGCAGGTACTACAGCAGGTGGTGCGTAACCGTGGCGAACTCCGCCCGGTATTGAACCATATCCAGCATGACCTCCGGCAGCTGAGTCTGTATCTTAGTCAGCCGGCCACGGCTCAATCGGACGCAGCAGCACATCAGCCTCAGCGCCGAGGAAAAACGCCAGCGAATCGACAAGCTACTGGCACGCCGCAACCACATCGTCCAGCAGGCGGTGACGCGGATGAATCGGTGGTTTGAGTAGGTCTGATTTTATTAATTCTATCCATTTGATTATTCGTTAAATTCATTCGCTATCGTGTTTTTTTAGCCTCCTGACATAGATCCTTACGCGGATCTTATGTTATCAGATAGATAATTGGTTATTGTTTTTCTAGACTATTTCATAATTCTTCCATATCTCACGGTTCTTCCCTATTAAGCATTATTACAGACAAAACAATAAACCATCTACAACAATATAATTGTTCATTTATTATTCGCTGATGTGTAGGTTTTTAAAGCAATAGCTATTGCCATGATTAGAATCATGTTTTTTATATTTAAAGCCAAGTCTATTTTTTATTATTTTCGTATAATTATATTTGTATGATGTATTTATGATCTGTCTTTGCTGTGGGTCTATACTATTTTTCTTAATCATATCAGACTTTCATTGCACGGTCGTTAATCAGAATGAGATGATATATTAAGAGTGTGTCTTTTTAACAAGTATATGGTTTCATCCCTATCTTGCTGAAGGAGAACGCTGACGCATTAACTAATGCAATAGAGTATTTCCTATCAGGTTGATTGTCGATTATATTATAGTAAGTGTGTTATTTTATCAGGTAATCTATTGGTTAGAGGATATAATGAGAATAGTTTTTGCTGAAAAAATTGCAGAGTATATAAAAAATTGTTCCCCTGAATATATTGCTGTGGCTTTTGTTGGGGCTGATTGGCGAGAGTTTATTCCTGACTGGAAGAAAATAAAATCAATAGTGGTTTCACCAACGTTGGGATCAAACCCAAAAGCTATACATGAGATTGTAAAAGAATTGGGTTGGGAGAAAGTAGAGTTTCTTGATAATCTTCATGCTAAATTATATCTGGGAGAGAACAGTGCTATCAGTGGTAGTGCAAATTTAACTAAAAATGGTCTGTCTGGAAATATTTTACATGAATTATGTACGGTAACTCATAATCCACAACATCTAAAATCATTCAAGATTTTTTTTGACCATATTAGGTCTAAAGCTAAAGATAGCTATCCTACCGTTGAGCAGAAGAAGCATAAATTGGATGAATTGTTTCAGGTTTGGGGAGCGGCTGTTTCTCAAAAGCTACTTAATGATACTCATCATGCAACTCAATTTAAGGATTTTGAATTACTATCTAATAATCACTTCTATATCAGTTGGTATCAAATTTCCGACTGTGAGTACTCTGCGGAACTTCAGGGTGTTGAGGATTATATAGATGATAACATTCACTTTCTTCCTAGTGATAATATCGAGAAAAACCGTTGGGTGTTAACATGGAAAAAAACGAATGATGGAAAGCCACATAAGCGCGTAGCGCTAAGTTGGCTTTATATTCATGAGTTATTTGAAAATGGTATCGTGACGCCGGGATATGGTTATACCAAGGTGGCTATTCAGCGAAAAGATCTCCAAAAACCGGAGCCACCTTTCGAATTAACTCCGGATGTAGTTAAGGCCTTTAAGGAAGTTGTCGCCTGCGGTGTCAATAGGAAGTATTTTGTTCAACCCGATGATGAGTTTTATAATACTAATTATGGGCAAACACAATTGCCTAAACTTATTGATGATATGAAGGAAAAACTTAAAGGCATTAATACGAGCAAATGACTTGAATAAGTGGTTTGTGCTTATTGTGATTATTAATAAATAATCATGTGGTGATATGATCGTTGTTGATTGTTTTTGACATAGGATGAAGCGACTTGTCATCGTGGATGTTACGTATTTTATTACCAGAGACTATATATGCGACGTAGGGCTGTACATAAACTCTCAGCGATGGTTTAGGCGCGCCAGTCATTTAGCTTGGTTCGAGAGTGGTTTAAAGCCCCGCGGGGCTTTTTTCTCTCACTACTGTTCTGGATTTACCATAACATCTGATCGGCGTACCGCTCATCACTCTGCGTGATGATTTCTCCCCTCAGTACGCCAAAAATCGTCGTTTTCTCCCTCGCTTTTCCTGCCGATGGCACCGTCCGATTTTTCCCCCACTGCATAACCATGCAACCCAATCCGCTGAGTCCGGTTTCGCGACGGATTACCCGCCTAACCTTCATTTTCCTCACTCTTGTTATCCTCCTCGTCCGGTATGTCGATCACATTCCACATGCTCTCCCGCAGATCGAGGTACTTCTCCGTCATCAGCCGGCTCTTGTGGCCGAGCAAGTGCTGGCAGAACTCCGTTCCGTACTGTGCCTGGTACATCCGTGAGGCGAGACTGCGGATCTCGTGGAAGGAGGGGGGATGGGGCGCGTGTACCAGCCCACTCTGATCGAGCAAGCGGGAAAAGCCCTTGCTCAACGTGTCCGGCACCAGCGGGCCGCCCGGTGCACGGTGGAGACGCGGACGGCGGGAGTTGAGCAGGTAGTCGCTCGGCCCTTGAGCCCGGCAACGATCTAGCACCTCGCTCAGACGCAGCGCGTATGGCCCCAACTGAAGATGCAAGCGGGTGGTGATGGCCAGGCGGGCACCGGTCTTGCCTTGGATCAGCCACAGCTTATTCTCCCGGACATCTTGCCAGCGCAAGGTGCAGAGATCTTCCCGCCGCTGACCGGTGAGCAGCGCCAGCTCGATGCCACGGGCCAGCCACGGTTTTTTGGCCTCGCCTTGTAATGCCAGACGGTAGACGGCTAACAATGTCTCTTCACTCAGGCGACGCCGCTTGACGCGGATGGGGGGCGTGCGGGTCTGGGCCACCGGATTGTGATCGATAAAGCCTGCCGCGACCGCTTCACGAAATAGGGCGTTGAGGAAGGAGCGCATCAGGCTGGCGGCGGTGAGGCGGCCATCGAGTATGTAGGGGTGCAATAAGATGGCGATATCCCGCGTGCTGATCTGCGTCAGATAACGTGGCCCGATCATCGCGTGTACCGTTTTGCTCTGTGAGCGGCGGGCACGCAAGGTATTGGCCGCCACACCGCGCTGTTCGAGCCGTTGGAGGTATTCGGTGATCCATTGGCTGACGGTGGGGATCTCATGCGGATTGGGTAAGGGGCTGGGCGTGATCGCGGCGAGATAGTGATTGGCCTCCCGGGCTTGGCGGATAGCCTCACGCCGGGTGATGTAGCCTAAGGGCAGTTCACTGCCGGTGAGGGGATGGCGCCAGACGAAAAATCCGTGCCGGTTATCCAGGTTATCCGGCAGATTTTGCCTAGCGTCGTTGCCTCGGCTATTTTTCGCCATGTTTCAGTCGCTCCAGCAAGGTGTGGGGGGAGGCCGCCGTGGGTTTGGCGGCTTTCTGCTGCCAGGGGGGCAGGTAGCGGGCATCGCTCTGGATACGGTAGGCGCCGCCGTGGCGGTAGGGCTGCGGATAAATATAGCCACGCCGGATCCAGCGCCGGACGGTGTCCACACAGGGCGGTTTATCGTCATAGTGCTGCTGCACCCACGTCTGGATAGTGAGGTAGGTTGTCATAGCCGGCTCCGAGAGTCTGGGGGATGCGTTTTAATAAGAGAGAGTCAGCCGCGTGTCTAGGGCAGATGAAGGGGCTTAGCAAACAGGGCGGGGACGCTTTAACCAACGGTCGCCGACCAGGTGATAGCGGCGGCAAAACGCCCGGTCGAGTTTCCCTTCTGCGGGTAGTTTGATGCCGATCGGCAGCGGCGTTCGGCGCGGGGTGAAGTAATCATCCAGATGCAGGGCGCTGGCCGTTAGCGCGCGGTAGAGTTGAGAATAGGCGACGCGCACACTGTCGGCCTGGCAACAAAATAGCATGTCCTGCTGACCGGACTGTTTTTTGGCTTTAATGAAGAAGGCGAAGTATTCAGGCATGGCGAGGCTCTCCTGGCGTAAAAAAGAGGATGCGGAAAGGGTGGAGCAAAGAGAAAATTAGAGGGATGATGGCCGGAACACACGGGACTTATCCGGCCAGCGGTACGGCTGGGAACGCTGGCGCGGTGGTGGTTATTTGCCTGTTTTGATTAGCGTGATGTCAGCGAGCGCTTGCCGTATCCACCATACGCTTTGCCTTTGTCTTCTCCAGTAAAGCTGATATTGCTGCCTCGTTGTATGGTCTGGTTTTTGATAATGTCGTTAACCGCCGACATGTAACGGCTTGCGGTGGATAGCTCTTTCTGCATTTCAATGAGTTGTTTCGCTATGTAATACATGGCGTGTATGCGGATTTTAGCGCCAGTAACATCGTACCCATCACGCTCCAGCACCTCTAATAGCTCCAGCTCAGGGGCGCGGTTACGCTCATCCAGGATCACACGTGGAGTTATCCAGGCATTACCAAACTTGCGATCATGGGGATCGGCAGTTTCAGCCGGGAAGTTATAGCGAGTCTGATCTAGTGCCGCAGCCGGTGCCTTACTCAGGTATTCACCCTCCAGCGGTATACGGGCAGCAAGAGATAGCGCCTCGATGAACTGGTTTTGATGTATGTCTTTGTAGGTTACGCCAAAGTGAGACTTTAGCGCTGACCACATAGTGATAGCGGCTTTAGCGCGTTTGTCCTGGGCGATTGCCTCCACGCGGGACTTGACCAGCTCCTTGATGGCCGACTGCTGCTCTGGTGTGAGTTTATCCGGCAGGGCTTTGGGGCTGCGTGAGGTGGTTTTCTGGAGTAGCTGCGCTTCCATGCGGTTAAACTCGGCGATATACGCCTCTTTGAACGCGGCGGCCTTCTTGCCGGTGAAACCCATGACCAGAAAGACAAAGCCGTCTTTGGTCATCTCGTAGTAGACCACTTGGCGCTCAGCACCACTGCCTATCGATTTATTTTTAACCATCCGCGAAAAGTTGCGGATGGTGAAATCTTTTGAGCAATCAAGGGATTCTACTTTTTGTACGACGTGATGGGCTTGCTTACCAAAATAGGCAGCGACGTCATCGGTAGTTGTCACCGCCCTGCCATCGTGGATCGACACTTTGGGAGGGCGGGTAATGTTTGAGGCGTGAGAGATGGTCATAGCTTGTATCCTTTTCTAGAGGATACCCGAATGGCTCGGGTGGCCGAGTGCTAGAAACTTGTACAAGCGGCAAGCGGGCTTATTCCCATTGCTGGTATTGTATTCGCCCACACTCGGCCATATTCGAAATATGACCATAAAAAATCCGCATGTCTGACAGGTGCGGGTTCCGGCTTGCAGGTGTTTCTAGCACCTGAGCGGACTATACCCCCGACATCGCGGGTAAAACTAATTCCGATTTATGATACTTTACTTATAAATCATAGGAGTGCAATAAGAATAGCGGCTATCGGTCACTGGTTTCCCGGCCTATAAAGGGATCAGAGTGGTCTTCATAGGTGCAGACCGCAGGTAGGTATGATTATTTAAATTTAAAATTATAACTTGAATTATTATTTAATTATTTATAGTGATTATATGTATGCGCAGCTTTGCAACAGAAATATACATTGAGAACTTTAGCCTTGCCAAGCAATATAATGCAGATTCATATCAACATTTTGAGATGACAAAGATCAAAAAAGTAGACAGTGTTTTGTGTCATCCTCACTCAAACATAGAGGAGTGTTTTAATGTGGGGTTTTTCGAGCAATTATTTAAGATAACACGTATATTTACATCCCTTATATTATATTGTTAAGGATTCAGGCATGACGATAGAACGATTGCATGTTAAAAACATTAAACACTTCCCAGAAGTTAATGTTAGATTTAATGAGCGATTTAATTTTATTACAGGACCAAATGGTTGTGGTAAAACATCTATTCTCGCAGCTATTGCGCACTGCTTGGCGTGGAATGGTGAATATTCAAGACATCAAGATGATAGTGAGTACTGGATAGATGTAAACGAACATGGTGAAAGATTTAGATTCGGTTTGGGGCCCGGTTTTTTACGAGTCAAAAAATATAGAGGCGACAAGATACACATTTATATCACTCCGCCTTCTGAAGATGGGCGTCAGTCATTAAATTTGAGTGATGTTAAAACTAGATACAAACTACCTCCCTTAGTTATCGGTGCACAGAGAAAAATTACTTATAAAACTATAAACGGTGTTACCAGAGAGAAAGACGCCCAAGGAAGCATCAACGAATATTGTGATAATGCATTAAGCTCTCTTTACAATAATTCTTCGCGAGACATAAAGCAATGGCTTATTAACCGATACTTTGTCATAGATAAATCTTGGGCAGAAGAGGAAAAAGCAAACTGGGAACATTTGATCAAATCGCTACCAATAATTGGGCCGTTCAACAGTGAATTTCAGTATTTAGACACCGGGCGTGATCTTGAATCTGTATTTTCAATATATGGAAAAAAATGCTTCCTTGAGGAACTTTCATCGGGATTTCAGGCCGTTTTATATATTATTATTGCGATATTTGAATGGATTGAGGCTTGCTTGCCAGTTGGTGAAAGAGATGTAACAACAGCTCGTGGAACAGTGCTTATCGATGAGCTGGATAACCACCTTCATCCTGAATGGCAGTTGACAGTAAGGCAAGGAATTGCGGCAATATTCCCTAATATACAATTCATTGTTACAACTCACTCTCCCCATCTTCTAGCCTCGGCAAAAGAAAATGAAATCATCATGCTTCCGTCATCATATACTGATGAAGTATATGAATTTCAGCCTTCGAAGAAAGCATATTCAGGTTGGAGTACGGATTTAATCTTGACCGAGCTAATGGGGGTAAGAAGTCTTGATAACAAAGATTATGAAAAATTAGTGAAAGCTTGCTATGAAAATATCAAGGAAAATAATCTTAAAGCCCTTAAAGAAAACTATTTTCGTCTTGAATCTATCTGCCATCCTGGCGACACGGTGTTAATAATACTTAAGACTCGCATAGCAGGCATGGAGGCGAAAGCGAATGATTAAATTGACTCGGCCACCTGAGCCACAAGTATTATGTGATAATCGTGCAGTATGGACACAGGGATTAATGGCACTGGTCGCCAAATATAATGAGTACAAAAAAATACCTCCTAATGAAAAGGAGGCAGCATTAAAACATTATCGTCATGATGATATACGTAATGCATTGAAAGAAAGCTCTTTTCATAAATGTGCTTTCTGTGAAGGTATTCCTGAGGAAACTGGCTTTGCGGAGGTTGAACACTTTCATCCGAAATCCATATATACAGATAAAGCTTTTGAGTGGACAAATCTTCTTTATAGTTGCAAGGCCTGCAATAATAACAAACTTAATCATGATACTCAAAAACAACCAATAATAAATCCTTATGATTTCGATCCTAGTGATTGTTTTACGTATACAGATATAATTATTGAGCCTAAAGCGGGGGCTAACCACGATATTGCTGAAAAAACTATTGAAGTGTGTGGGCTCTCAGACAAAAGACTTTTTTCGGCAAGAGGTGATATTTTAGTAAGCTTTCGTATTTTTGAGGCTGACATCCGTGAGGCAATGGAAGAATTTGACCTAGCACGTACTTCACCAAATAAGCAGAAACGAGCAGGAAGGATAAACGATGCGCTACGCACGATTGAAGAGCTGTCGAAGCCTAGTGCGAGACTCTCAAACTTTTGTACCTATCTGCTCGCTAATTCTGAAATATATCAGGAAGCCAAGCAACGTCTGCAGGAATACACTAGCGAAAACTTGTGAAGATCTCTAGGTGCCGCTAAGGAGCAGGGCTGGGCTGCTCCTGTTGGCGCTCACTTGTACACAGAACGGTCAGATCTATCCGATGCGACTCGTGCTTGCTGGCGATTTCTGCCCGGTTTAGGGCAGGGTAGTGCGCTAATTTTAAACCTAGCGCATGTGTGAATCGGGGTAGTCCTTCACGGTTGCTCCGTTTTGAATCCCCGATTGCCTGCGATCTGTCTCGGTACTGTTCCGTGTAGATGCATACTCAGCTGCGGTCTGTGGCTCACCGACATGACGCCCGTTATGACAGTGCAGACCGCAGCTGGGCATGATTGTTTCAATTGAGAATTATAGTCTTGCTTATTGTATGTTTCTGAATGGTTGCTTGCGTGTCGCGATTATACTGACAGTCGGCTTTGTGCCAGGAGCGGACGTTACTGCAGCAGTTTGCGATATTCGGGGTCAGGGTTAGTCAAAACATTACTGACATCACCGTGTATTGATCAAGCTAGAGCAAAGTCAACGCGTGGTTTATTAGGTCTACATAAATGGGCTTGATGATGTACTTAGGCCGCCTGAAGGCTGTTCGGGATTGATTATTCAAGATATGGTATCCTACCTAATAACATTTTATAACACTTACTATGCTAATAATATATTGCTATGCATTCACTATTTGTATGATATATATCCAAATAGCATGATAGATGGGCTTTAACACAGTTACAGGTTGAAGCATACAAGGAGTTAGATAATGTACTTACCATCAAAAAGTCTTCATGACATTTTAGCATCGGAACAAGTTGGAGTTTTTTGTGAGTCTAATTCTTTAGGCGATAAAGCATTAGTGGCAAAATTACCCTCATCAGTCATCAAGTCCATTTTGCTTGGTGCTAAAATAGAGTTTTATCTATTTGTTAAAATAAACCCACCACATAATATTGTATTGGCATTAAAAGTATTTGATGATAAATCATCACCTTTCCATGCGATACTTGTTCAACGTTGGGAAAATCGCAATAATATTTTTGATGATTCATTCTTAGACTCAGACATCCACCTATCTTTATTCGACGAGACTGACGCGAGCGTTGTATATGGAACAATAAATATAAAAACTAACTTTAGAAACAAAAGGGTCTATAACATAATTGAAAGCTTTGAGTTTTCTTCAGCAAACAATCATCTAGATAACATTAAATTCACAGATTCAGTATGTGCCTCATTAGGCTCTGATGATGCTAAACATGCGGGCTTCAATGTGTTAAAATTTCACTTTCCCGTTAAGGTTAAAGAAATTAAGACTATCATTACGCATCATGTAACTCATCAAGGCTCATCAAGTTATGAAGTGGCTACAGAGATTGATGGTGCGCGCCAGGAACACCAGATTTATCAGGCGATTTGCCTGATGAACAACTCTTCAACGACCCTGTCTCCATTGGTAACGATTGGAAAAAAGGAAAGAGAACTAACAGATGTATTAACTTGCTCGCTAAACAATAAAGTTATTGCGATTGAGTCTAAATGCCTACAAGTAAACGTATCGACCTTGGATAAATCTCGTGAACGAGCTTCATCGAGTATGATTAAGCACTGTAGGAAAGCAATTAAACAACTGGAAGGCGTTTATAAAGCAATAAATAGAGGTGAGAAAATATATAACTCTGATGGAATAACACTCTTGCATGGTGGCGATTATGATTTCTATGGCGTAGTCTTAATAGATGAATATAGAGAGTCAAAAGAGTGGCCTAAACTAATTGAGTTAATAGAAGAAGTCAGTAGGCGACACAAAATTTGCATAAATGTTATCAGCATGTCAGAAATTATTTACAACATGAAGTTAAGTTCGTCAAATACTAATACGTTCATTAGCATGCTTCAAAAGCGGCATGAGCTATGCTTAAAAAATAATAGTATTGATATTAAATTCATTAACTCATCATTACCAGTCAATTCGTGACTGACAGTTACACTATTGATTAGCCCCGACCTATAAAAAAGTCACTTTAGATCGAGGAATAAATCTAAGGATAGTAGGAATCATGTACAACTAATAAAAACTTGGACCCGTTCCCATTGATTAATTTAGGGTAATGTATGTAACGCATCAATAGGTATAAATAATGAACTTCCGCTTTTCGCTCTTAGCTGACATCTAGGTAGACTCGGCGTCCATCGACCCCTTCGATACACGCCGATACTACCCACCCAATAGAACCCTAACCCTCACACCGGCAACTCCCTTGCCAACTGCGCCAGGATCTCCCGTCTACTCGGTAGGCGGTTGCTTTGGTGGACCTGTTGCCAGGCGCGGCGCTGGGTCTTGGTTTTATGCTGGAGCAAGACATCGATCTTGCTGGCGGGGATGCCAAGTAGGGTGGCGATCTCCCGGCGTGCACATTGGTGCAGATGCAGCTGGTAAATGGCGCTGACGATGGCGTAGGAGTAGCTGCGGCGTAGTCCAATGCTAAAGCGCTGCGGTACTCGGCGCCGCTGTGTGGGTTCGCTCGGCACGGGACGAGGGCAGGGTATCCATCTTGCTCCATTACGGATGGCGGCGCGTTGGCGTAGGCGCCAGAGGAGCCGAGCCGTGTGGTCACAGCGATCGTCCTGGGTGCGTGGCGCCGGGTAGATTAAGGGATCGTACTGATCGTCGTCGTACTCTTCTTCTGGTGTGATATCGCGGAGTTTCATTATGCGCTCCTTGCTCGGTTTAGGGCGGATTACAGCCGGTGGATCAGCAGCAGCGTCAGCCCGGCGATGGCCAGGCAGGCCAGGAAAATGACCCAGCCGTGGGGAGCGTTCGGTGGTTGGCGCAATGCTTTGCCGCTGAGTTTGTAGTGATACAGTCCATTGATCGGGGGCGTTTTCATGGCAGCCTCGGGATGGTGTGGATTCTCCTTATGGGGGATACCCCGGCCAGCGCCGGGGCGTGTCGTCGTCAGTCACCGCGATACACGGCGCCGCCGGGGCCTCGATGCCATGGCGGCGTGGGTTCGTACAATGCTCCGGCGCTGGGGCGAGGTGGCATTGGCTGGAGCACCTGACGGCGAGGCTGGCGTGGGTAGAACGCCGCCGTCCGGTCACGCAGGCGGTCGGCTGACCATTGGCGCCATGATTTTCCATCAAACTGCGGGTTAGGCTGCCCGGCGCGTAATAGAGGAAGTAGCGCGATAACCTCGGCGACGAGGCGTTGGATCTGCCGTTGGCGGGCGTTGTCCGCTGGCGTTTCTTTGCCCTTTTCCATGGTGGCTCTCCTTTAATATCAGACGTATTCAGCGCGCAGATCGTCGAGTGCCAGGGTGAAGCGCTGCTGTTCGCCGAGCGGTAAGATCGCCAGGCGGTTTTTGACCAGATTTTCCAGCTGCTGAAAGGCGGCGCGATCACTGGGGGATAGCGCATCGAATGCGGCTTCGATTTCCAGTACCGCTTTATAGCCGCTGCGCTTTTTCTGGCTTTTCCCGCGCAGTTCGAACAGCAACTGGCTGCCCAGCGTAGATTTATGTTGGGCGATGCGCTGTTCAACCTGACGGATCGCCTCCAGTGTCGAGGCCTCTTCCAAGGCTTGACGCAAGCTCTCGCCTAGCGTGGCGTCGTGGCTGTCTGCTGGCGCCTCCGGTTGCGCGTCGTTTGCTGAGTTGGCGCTGTCTACCAGATCGTTGATGGAGATGCTGGGAGTGATGTCTTTCTCTTCCCGCGCCTGTGGATCTTCCAACTCGTCGGTGGAGTAGACGCCCAGCAATACGTCAGGGGTGTAGAGGCGTGCCCAGCGTTTGGCGGCCAGGTAGGCCAGCTGCTGCTTGGGATCGCTGGCCCATAGGGTGGAGTTGCGCACCTGGGCCTGGGAGAGCATCAGCACCAGTTCGCGCGGCGTATCCTCACCGCGCAGGGTGGCCCAGACTTTAATCCCACAGCCTTTTTCATCGGCCAGCGTCCAGCCCGGCGCGATGTAGCTGTGCCCCTTGGCGGAGGTTTTCTCGATAAATTTGCCGATCACGTTTTCCCAGGGGCCGAACCAGTCGTAGTGCAGGCGATCTTTGGTGGGCGACATGGTGGTGATGATGGCGTTGACCAGCTGCGCCTCATATCCCAGGGTGCCGCTGACGATATGGGTTTTCTGCGCGACGGCGAAGGGATCCATACCCCAGCGGGCGGCCTGCATGGTGACGGCCATGCAGGCGTCGGGACTCTTCTGGAAGTGGGCGGGTACCATGGCGCCGCTGCCGGCCATGACGCGGGAGAGGGTCATCAGGCGGTCAAACAGTTCGCCATTGGTCAGGATGGTGACGTTATCGATCAGCGCGTTGTGGTTGTTGTCGGCGGTTTCCGTTTTCATATGGGCTCCTTAGGCGGCCAGGTTTTCCAGGCGGCGCTGTTCGTAATCGGTCAATTCGTCGGTGATGACATCGACGATCGGGCCGGGCCAGTGGTTGCTGTCCATTGCCTGGCGGATGGCGGCCAGTTGGCGTTGGTATTCCAGCCGTCCCAGTGTTAGTTCATCTGGGGAGGCCTCGACCAAGGCCACCCAGTGGTAGCCCGGATCTTTGTTGACGAAAATCCAGAAAAACTGGTCGAGCATGGCGAGGTCGCAGTACATGCCAGCGCTGAGGTGGTAGTCCCGCTCGATGATTTCGCGGTGTAGGCGTGCGCGCAGGTTGTCCTGCTTGACGTAGCCGAGGCTGACGGATTTGAGATCCAGACCGATGCGGGCGTGGCCGGTGTCGATTTCCACATCGGGACGCACGCGGATCTCCAGCCCGGTGTTGTCATCCAGCCCGAAGTAGCTGACTTCAACCTCACGCCGAGGGTGGCGTAGCAGGGGGCCAGCTAACGCATCGGCGAGTAGCGCGTCGCAGATGGCACGGCACTGGGCGAACTGGGCCTGACTGACTGGGATTTTCCCTACCGCTTGGCGTTGCCAGTCGGCCAGGATCTCGTCGGCAAAACGGGCATCCGGCTGGATCTGGCGTAGGCTGGCCATCAGTTCCTCTTTTTTCCCACTGGTGTTCAGCGGCTGGGGTTTCTGGCGTTCAGCGTCGGCTAGGGCGGGGTCGATTTGCGCCAGTTGCTCCAGCAGTGCCTCGCGGCTGCCGCCAGTTTTTAGCGGGGTGGGCAGGCTGGCGTTGTAGGCCTTGAGGCACTTCTTGATGGCGGCGGCGCTGGCGCCCTCAGGCTGTTCCAAGGTCTGAAACGCGGCGGGCAGCGCCGCATACAGCTGGGCAAGTTCGTCGGCACTGCCACTGAGGGGCAGCGGCGTGGGCAGCCCGGCATTGTTGTGTGCCAGCAGATGCGCCTTGAGCTGCTCGGTAGAGAGCGGGGCGGGCAAGGTGGCGTTATGGGCCTCGATGGCTTTTTTCATCGATTCGCTGCTGGTGAAGACGTCGGGCGGGAGCTGCGGCTCCAGGGCGTATTCGGCGGCAAACTTTTCCGGCTCTAATGCCAGGGTGTGGATCAGGGCGCCGAGCAGCAGCGCCGGTGATTCCTGGCGCGGGATGGTTTTGGCGATGTGGCGGCCATGAAAGTACATCAGGCTGATGCGGGCATCTTTGAGCATAGTACTGCTGATGCCGTTGGCGGCGTGGTAGTCCGTCGAGGAGAGTCCCGGATAGCGCCCCGGTTCAAAGCAGGGTGGCGTTACCTGCTCCTGCTTCTTATCCTGCTCCTGTGTGGGCGTTGCCGTGTCCGGGGCTGACTCGGTGGGCAGGCTCGCCAGGGGTGAGGCGGCGAACAGGGCGGCCATGTTGTCGGGCGTCGCCTCGCGGGTTGGCGCGGGATCCTGGGCGTGCTTCCGGCGGGGAACAGGCTGAATGACGCCAAGATTTTCATCAATAAAGCGCCGGGTGGCGTCCTCGTCCCAGGCGATGGACTCCGGCGCCGCCTGGATCATGGCAAAGATATCGTCGGGATGAACTTCCCAGATCCCCGGTGTGTCGGTGAGCAGTTTGTACCAGATAGCCAGCCCTTTATCGTTATCTGCCATCAGCTCCTGCGCGCGGGCGACGATCGTCGGTTCGGGATCCAGCAGGTCGTAGCCGTTGGCCGGTTGTAAGGCGCAGGCGATGGTGTGGCGCAGGAACGCGGGATCAAAGGGGCGCCCCGGCGCCAGCATGATGGGCGTTTCTAATGTTGCGCCGTTGGCGGGAGTGAGTGGTTCGGCGTTATCCGCCCTGTGCTGGCGAATAAAGGTCACCAGTTCCGGCCAATGAGGGATCATGTGGTTGTAACGTTGCTGGATTTGCATGATCAGCGCATCCAGTCCGGCGGCATCCCGTTGTGCCAGTTCGCTGCATTTTCCTATGGCGATCGCCATATGGTAGTTGCCGGTGTAGATCTCGCCTTCGGCATTGAGAATTTCGAGGGCGGTGGGCAGATCGTCAAGGTAATAGTCGCGTGGGCCGTAGAGCTGTACCAAGGCGGCGCGTTGTTCGAGGGGCAATTGCCAGAAGTCGAGGCGCGTCTCGTCGGGTGCTTGCTCCTCCTGAGAGGGGGCAGGGGTGTCTGGCGCGGGGGACATTTGGCTAACGGACGCTTCCCCCTGGGGCGCGGGTAAAGGGGCCTGGCGACGTACCCAGCCGTTGTCCACCATCTGGTAATGGCGGCAGAAATCGCAGCTGAGGGTTTCTTCCGCCGGGAGATCATCGACCACCGGTAGATGGGTGCGCTGGGGGTTAAAGTAGTCGGCCTCATCCAGCCCGGCGGCGTCCAGCGCGATGCTGAGTTTAGAGCGGGCGATGCGTTCATTATTGGCCGAACACCAAAACATCATGTCCGGTTTGCCGGATTTTTTCTTGGCCTTGGTGAGAAATGCGAAGGTTTCAGACATAGCGATGTTCTCCTGGCGTAAATGAGGAAAGGGAGAAGCAAAGGGAAAAATAGCGTGCGGGTGGCTGGACAGCGCTGGGGCTGTCCAGCCTGGGGTAGGGATTAGTCGTCTGCGTGGCGGAAACGGCGCGAGTCTCCGGCTACTTCAACTAAACAATCTTCACCAAAGAAAGCGATACGGATATCGTAGATTTGTGAGTAGTAAGGGCTGCCTGGATTAGATATCAGGTCAACAATCGGTGTTTCAAAGATATGGGTTACGACAACCTTTTCGCCAATATATGGGCGTTTGGTGATACTGCCGATGCCCTCTTTTTTGAGCACCACATCGCCGACGGCGAAGGGGCGCTCTGGTTTTTGCAGCAGGATGGCGACGGCGTTTTGCAGAGCTTCAATAGACATGATGGTTCTCCATGGTGTGGTAGAAATAGCCCGATAAGGCGGGGAGGGGGCTTGGGTTAATACTGCGGTGGGGGACTAATGGATCTGGCTTATGCCCGGCCTCTTTCCAAACCAGCCTGGCAGGCTGCGTCGAGTGCGTTCCTCAATTCACTGATCTTTATGGTTACGGCTTCATCGGGATTTCTGATTAAGAAGACATCATCTTTCCCGGTGAGCTTTTCCATCATTTCTCGCCGGAAATTGCGTAGGATTAGGCCATCTTCGTTTTGGCGAAAAATAGCGTTTTGCCTGGCGCAATACGTCATGATTTCTTCCCATCCGTTGATAGGTTGCATAGTGGGTCTCCTGAGCGTAGGTATACCGGGTGTGGTATGCAGACTTGCGGTGAGGCCGGTACGGCGGGGAACACCGGCGTGATGGTGGGGATGTGCCTGTCTTTTTACCGCTTCAGGCTCGGCGGTTCCGGCCATTCCCCAACAGCCAGGAATGCGGTAGTCTGGATACCCCCAACAGCTAAATGGAAGTAGCGTTATGGTCGATGTATCTGCTGCATTTACCGTGATAAAAGAGGTGTTTGGACTTCTTAACGTTGTTAATGGTGCAAAGTCTGACTATGAGATAAAAGCTGCAACGTCAGAAATTCAAGGAAAGTTAATCACGTTGCAAAACGATTGTTTTGCTCTTGGCGATATGATTCGCGCGAAAGAAGCAGAAGTAGTAGCGTTCAAAGCACAGATTGCAGAGTTTGAATATTTCAAACAGCAGGTAGAAGGTTATATCCTTGATAAGCTTGACTCTGGTACGCTTGTTTACGCTAAGCGTCACACCATAAATGGTGCGGAGACAATGGTGTATCTTTGCCCAAATTGCTTCACCAAACGTATAATATCGATACTTCAACCAATAGTTATATCTTCGGATTTTCGCTTTCATAAGAGTCGTTGCCTGTCTTGTGAGCATGAATTCACGATGAATAAGAATGATGGCTATCGATCACCGGCTTCTCGGTATATGAGTAACTCAGGGTGGTCTTTGTAGGTGCATACTCAACTGCGGTCTGTAACTCACCGCCATGACGCCCGTTATAGCAGTGCAGACCGCAGGTGGGTATTATTTTTTATTGGAACTATAATTATGCTTATTATATTTTATTTTATTTAATTGTCGCTAATGCTTTTTATTGGGTGAATTGGTATGCAGAGAGCTATGCACTGCTCGTTATAAATTGCCAACCAGCTCACATATTTAGTCGCTTATGTGGGGGCGGTCTGAAAAAATATATTTTTTTGAGGTATGGCTCAATATTTTATGATAGAGTGGTTTTACTAGATAAAATTAATGAAGTGATTATCTAATCATCATAGTTACTTCCTCCCGAAAAAATACACCATGAAAACCAATGCTATAAATTTATTAGATGCAGAGGGCTACTTTAGCATAATAAATTTATTTGCCGGATAATATTATATATAAATGCGAAGGTTTTAAAATGAAGTATTATTATTCTGAAACATCAAAAATTGAAAATTATCCTGGAGTCCATTTGCTTCAAGATCATATGGGAACAAATTATTCAGCTCCATGGGATGATTTTGGCTATGTCATAACATTCCAGGTTTATTATGTGGATGGATTTAGAAAAATAAAAATAGGCAATATAAAGATGCTTTCAAAGGAAAGTGAAAATACATCACGTTACTTTAAAAAGCATGGGGTGGAAGTTGGAAGTAAAATTATTGAAATTAATAGTTTGTTGTCTGAAACCAAGCTAGTTTCGATTGGTGAAGATATAGATTATTATAAAAAAATAAACTCCTTATTTGACTCTGATCCTGAAAAAATAAATTTTCTATTAGAGTCTTTATGTGATGTCGGATATTTTAATTTAAATAATGAAGAATACTCTACATGGGATGGATATTCAGGTAGTTTAATGAGGGGAGGAGCTTCTGCTGCCATTTTGAAAAAAGGCTATCAGATAGCGATCGGAAGATATAATCCCACAACTAAATTTAACCTGCTTGTTGAAAGTCTGGGTGAAAGTTTTGATCCTATTAAGTTTAAATTTGATTTAGATAGAAAAATTGGAAAGTCAAATATTTGTCTTTTGATTGGAAAAAATGGTGTTGGTAAAACTCATATTCTCAAGACAATCAGTGAGGTTATAACTGGTGTTATTGATAGTGAAGAACATTCTCCATATTTTCATAAGTTGGTAGTCATGGCGTATTCACCTTTTGAAGATTTTTATACGGAAGGTGAAATTTTCAATAAGTTAATTGTGAAATACCCTAGGCAGGGGTCTTTATCCAGGGAGAAAAATTTAAAGAGGAAACGCTTACATGTAAATGAATACTCTTATATAGGATTCAGAAATCAAAAGGGAATTTTTGATGCTAAATATCCAGTTACTAAAAGTGTTGAGTCAATTATTAAAATACTTGCTTATGATAAAGAAAATGGTTGGTGGAATGATAGGACAAGACTTTCTCTTCTAAAAGAAACATTATCTATTTCAATAGATTTTGATTCAATATCGATATTTGATAATGATGGGGTGGAAATCTTTATAAATGAAAATACAAAAATCAATAGTATTAAAGGAAGTATAAATTTAGAGAAAGGGTTGGTCTTTAAAAAAAATGGAAATATAATTCCACTAAGTTCAGGTCAGAAAATATACACATATATGATTCCTGCGATCATATCTGAACTTGAAGATGAGAGTTTATTAATTCTCGATGAACCTGAGCTTTATTTGCATCCTGAGCTTGAGGTCGGCTTGATAAATATGCTTAAGAATATTCTAAATGAAACCAAATCTTTTTCTATAATTGCAACTCATTCATCAATATTAACGCGAGAAGTTGATCGTGATGCCGTAACTATATTACGGAAAATTGAAGGAAGCACTAAAACTTATCGTTCTTCAGTTGAAACTTATGGAGAATCAATTGATATAATAATTTCTGATGTTTTTGATGATGAATATATAAAAAAACCTTATCAAAAAGAGATTGATAAATACTTCAATTGTGATAACTCATCTATTTCTGAAATCAAAGGATATATTGGGAATGATGCATTGGCCTATGCACTTTCAAAATCAGATGATGACGATATATCTATTGAGGATGAGTTATGAAATATTTGGGGGAGCTTGTAGAAAATCAACCTTGCACATGGCTTGAAGTTGCGAAAAATAGTAGAAAAAATAGCGCTGAGCAACTTAGGTTGATAGCTGAAGATATGTCCGAATGTTATTCTTTATATGAGGGGTTAATATCTTCACATAATGAAGAATTACCCGTTAGTTTATTTTTACAACATTCAGAAATGTTGATTGACTATTATGAGAACTCTCCATCAAAATTAAAGAAACTCTTGTTTAAAAGAAGGAGTGAACACGAGTTGGATTTTTGTCCTTTTTGCGGTAACCCAAAAACTCCTGACACTTTGGACCATTTTATCCCTAAAAAAGGATGGCCTGAGTTCTCTATTTTTCCTAATAACTTAGTGCCACAATGTAGAGAGTGTGCTCCAATAAAAGGAGATGGTTACTATTGCAATGAAAGTAATTCCGTAATGTATGTGCATCCGTTCTATTTTAACTTCTTGGATAATTTTAGGTTTTACATTAGTGTATCATTGAATACAGATGGGGATGACATAGATGTATCTGTAACGTTAAGGGTAGTAGTGGAGACTCAGGATTCAGATAAATCTAGAATTAAGCTCCACGCGAAGAGCCTTAAAATAAAAAATCGTGTTATTAATTATTGTAATAAGGAATTTAGACAGTGGAAGAGACGATTGTCTAAAAATAATTTTGATATTAGATGTGCATTGCAGCAGCGTTTATTGGAATGGCCACAAGCAGATGTCGGTAAAAATTGGCAAAGCGCTTTTTATTATGCCTTGTTACAAAACCAGGAGGTTATTGATTATATGAACTCTTTGTGTCCTTCAAAAAATATGGAGCAGCAATTCAATGATGAGACGATGTTAGAATTAAACTAATTGAATAAAATTTCACATAGGTCTGTGCTATCCATAGACCTATTGAACCCTACTATTCATAATGAGATAAATGTTAATCTTGTAATCTTGTAATCTTGTAATCTTGTAATATGTATAATGTCAATATGGCATCTGCTTGAGTAAGTTAAATTTTCAGCCTATATAATTTTACTCTTTGAGTATAATCAACTTTAACCCATCGGCTTTTAGCTGACTTTTCATCTGATCTCTACCAATGCCAGCGTTTACAATACCCTATACAGCGCCACCTGCGCCAAACAGCAGTTATCCCAGCTGGGCTGCGGCTGTTGGCGCTCATCGGCGCACAGTACGATCACATCTACCCGATGCGACTCGCGCTTGCTGGCGATTTCTGCCCGGTTTAGGGCAGGGCGGTGCGCTAATTTTAAACCTAGCGCATGATCGATACGCGACTCGATCAGCTCGCGTTGGATAGCCTGAGCCTTGCGGCGTTCGTGGCGGCGCTGGCGTGCATTTTTCTGTGCTGGCCTGACGGAGTTTCCCTTGGTGATCGCGGCCATAATCCCTCCTGGATAGATGACGCTAACAACAGTGGATGACGGTGACTTAGGCGGTGTGGAGGAGACGGCATGATCCACACACCCCGAAGTCATCGGGAGTGGGGTCAGTTGGTGGTGCGTTGTCGGCACCTTCCGTAGAGCCGGACGGCTCGTTGGTTAAAGAGCAATAGTCGAGTTATTACCTATAAATTCTAAAATAAAACAAATAAGCATTTTGTCAATAACCAAAGTTGTTTTTTTGCGCAGATGTAAATCACTATTTTTATTTTTGCGTTTTTTTATGATATGACGCAGATATATAAATAATATACTTATATGAATTTATTATTTTTGCTTATAATTGACATATCACTTCAATAGAGGTGTTAATGTATGATTAACAATGAAATTATTTAAAATAGTGATTTGTGGTTATCTATAAAGGAATTTATAATCGTGTTCATAAAGTCAATAGTGATTAATAACTTTAAAGGATATTCAGGTAATAATGAAATAACATTTTCAATGCCTGATGGTAATACCGAAGGAAGCGGATTAAATATTTTTATTGGAGAGAATAACTCTGGAAAAACTACAGTTTTTGAGGCGTTAGATTTTATAAAAGACAGTACAAGAAAGGATGTGGTAGAGTTGGCAAATAAATCTGAAGATGGTGGTATTTCTGATGAGCTATTTGTCGAGGTTGTATACTCTGGAAATATTTCTGGGGTGGTTAATGCTCATATTCAATATAATAAACAACAAGCATTTTTAAGTAAGATGTTTTCTGACGGAGGTCAAGAGTATTTTAAAGTAAAGCGTTATTGGTGTAAGGATACCCCGGATTTAGTAAAGAAAATAAATTTTTGGGACAATGAGGCTGAAAATTACTCAAACCCTTCTGGTATAGATGCACCATTTAAAAAATTTTATGATAATAATTTCATATGGGCAGATACTAATCCTAGCGATGAGTCTAAGTTCGGATCATCTACAATTTGTGGTTCTCTTTTAAAAGAGATAGCGCTTGGCCATGTGGAGACGGATGAGTATAGAAGTTTTCAGCAGAGTTACCATGCGCTTTTTAATAATCCGGAGTCTGAGCTAAGGGAGAAAATATCTCAAGTTGAGGAGCAGGTTCAAAATGTATTTTCTTCCCAGTTCGGAGATGCTAGTATTTCATTTTCTTTTGATGAAATCCAGATTGAAAATTTTTTTAAAACAGCCAGTGTAATTATTGATGATGGTGTTTCGGTCCCTATGGGAGAGAAAGGTCACGGTATGCAACGGGCTGTCGCACTTTCTTTATTGCAAGTTTATGCTAATATTACAGCCACATCCTCTGGTAGCGACATTTCAAAACCGTTTTACTTGTTGATTGATGAGCCTGAAATATGTCTGCATCCATTAGGTCAGAAAAAATTATTAGATGCATTGATGACTATTTCAAAAACCAAGCAGATATTCATTACAACCCACTCTCCATTTATTCTATCATCTCCACATATTCAACATGCTGGGCTTTATATCTTTAAAAAAGATGGGTGCAAAAACTCTGTTTTAAAGGCTGACTCCTCACATTTGTTTCCTTGGAGTCCTACGTGGGGGGAGATAAACTACAAAGCGTATAATCTGGCGACTGTAGACTTTCATAATGAGCTATATGGATATTTGCAGGAAATCAGTGGTCAGCATAGACAAATTAATTTTGAGCAGTGGCTAAATCAGCAAGGTGCTCAATTGAATAGGCAGTGGACTCGGGAAGATAGGGGGGTGGCAGGAAGAACAGACAATGTAACACTGCAAACATTTATTCGTAATCACATTCATCACCCAGAGAATGTAACAATGCAATCAAACAGATATACAGCAGAGGAGCTTAAATGCTCCATTGATGAAATGATTGCTATTCTTCATTCAATTCAGTGATAAAAAAGCCAACGTCTTATATAATAAAAGCGTTGGCTTTATAATTATTTTATTTGTTACTCTATAGTTATAATATAGCTATGTAGCAAAATGCCCGCCCTAAGATCTCAACACTATCCAAATCAGCGGTTTCATCTGCAAATTTTGCGCTGTTGTAGCTGCGAATACTGAGGCTATTGGGCCCAGTTCGGTAGAGCACCTTGAGGCGCTTCCAGCCATTCTGATTGATGGCATATACCTTACCGTCGATGATTTTTGTATCGAGTAGGTTGATGGCAACAGTCGAACCAACAGGAATGGCCGGCTCCATGCTGCCGCCATCCATGAGCGGGAAGCACAGTACACTGTCTTGCTGAGCACCGGCACGTAGTAGGGTAGACTTAGCGAGGCGGACTTGTAGTCCAGCGTTGTCAGTTGCGCTGTAGATCCCGTCTGCACTAACAAGTTCGATATCTTTCAAAAAAGGGACTTCGGTTTCTTCAGCGCCTACCAAGAGAGCACAACTTAACTCGGCTTCACTCTGCTGCTCATGGCTATAAGGTGATGAACCTGAGTAATTATTTGCACACTTCATATCACCGTGGCCATTGGCTAACCACTCTACATTGATCTCGAGTGCGTTAGCTATCTCAATGATTTTTGTCGATGATTTTGCTTTTCCTGAGGTCAGTTTCTGGATGCCTGCTTGTGTCATACCCGCCCGTTCTGCAAGCGATGCCTGGGTGTAACCGGCCTCGCGCATTGCGAGTTTTAATCTTTCTGAAAGAGTCGTTTTCATAGTTAAAAAATACAACTTGAGTAGTCAGCAAGTCAAACAACAGAAGTGTTTGCCATTAAATAACTTTGGTTTTATTATGGTGTGTGTTTTACAGCGTGGGTGTTTTTATGAATCCGATTATTAAAACCGCTATCAAGGCTGTTGGCACGCAGAAAAAGCTTGGCGCAGCATGCGGAGTGAGTCAATCCGCTGTGCAGAAGTGGCTGTATAACAAGTCGAAAGTGGCGCCAGAAAATGTCATGCCACTGGTAGAAGCAACAAAAGGCGCTGTTCAGGCACACGAAATCCGGCCGGACTTGCCGAATCTGTTTCCGCCTCCGGTTGATACTAAACAACCTGAATGTTTGAAACGTACAACATAGCTCCATCATATCCCTATCCTCGTTGGACGCTGTGGGGATAGTCCTTTAACTCGATTAAGGACTGACCTATGACCATACACCATCCCTCCCTTTCCCCGGCAGGGGCCCAGTTGGACATCTTGCGCCAGCAGCTGCTGGCCCGTAAACGCGTGGGTAAGCCCGGCCTGCCGCTGCACCTGTTACGCGATGATCAGATCAAGACCCGCTGGACGGAGTCTGAGCTGGCGACCATTCGGGCGGCGTCCTCCGCCATGTCTTCCAATCCGGCTGTTGAAACCAATATCGCGGCGATCCGTGGCTTTCTGGCGATGTTCGCCGAGGCGCCGGAGATGCTGATCCATGTGCATCTGGCGTTGCAGGCCGCCGACGTTTCAGCCCCCGACTGGTTGCCGCCGCTGCCGACATCGGGCAGAGCGCCATCATGAAACGGCAGCAGAAACTGAACACCACACAATCCGTGGCGCTGATTGCCGGGATCGTCGGTGAGAAGTTGGATTTGGCCGGGGAGGAGACCCGGCGTTTAGCCATCACAGGGGCTTTGCCCGGTGTGGCGCGGGCGTTTTATTCGCGCGAATCGGGCGGTGTAGCCTCCGGCACAGGAGAGCAGGTATGGCACACAGCACAGCAGGACGAGTACAGCCTTTCATCACGTTAGGCGTGCGCCAGACGGCGTCGGGAGGTGTCCGATGAGCTGGTCGCAATTCATTCACGACAACATTCGGCGCCAGCTGGTGGGCGAGGGCTTCGACGAGGCGCTGGCGCGCAAGGGGGCAGAGGCGGGCGTCGCACACTATGCTGCGCAGTCCACTCAGGCGTCCCGCCCTGGAACGCTATTTGATGACTGCCTGCGGGTGGCGCGCAGTTGGGCGCAGAGTAACCGCACGGCTCACGAGCGCAGCCAGCAGCGCCTCGCCCGCTCGGCGAACGCCCGGCGCTAAGGAGGGAGGGATGAGTCTATCGTACGCACTCTCTCACACGCTTCACCATGATCTGGCGGGAACCTCCCGCCGGCTCCAGGCAGTGTTTATCCAGCAAGCCAAACGAGGTTTTAGTGAATGCCGCCATGTCGCGGCATCGGTTGACTGTGCCCGTCGTCTGGCGATGCGAATTTCCACAGTGACGAAAAACGGTTGGTGACTTATGAGCATGATGCTGATGGCGATGGCCATGAAAATTAAGACAGGGAATCCACTGCGCAAACTGGTGCTGCTGAAGCTGGCCGATAACGCCAACGATCAGGGCGAATGCTGGCCGTCGATCCCTTACCTGGCAGCAACGTGTGAAATGTCCGAGCGTTCGGTGCAGAACCATATCAAATGGCTGCATGAGCAGGGCTTTTTGTGGGTGGAGCCGCGCAAGAGCAAAAATGGCGGTCACCAGTCGAATATTTACCATTTGACGCTGGAACGGCGGCTGCGTTCTCCGCTGGAGGAGGATGAAAAGGGCGATCTGCCTCCGGAGGAAAATCAGGAAAAAAATGGCGCTGCGCAGGGGACGGGATCAGCCGGTGCAAATGGTGCGTCTTTATCTGAGGTGCCAGCGCAACAAATACGCCAGGGGTTGTCGTTTGATTCACTAGGGGTAGCGCAACCATTGCACCCAGAACCTATCATTAAGAACCTATCATTAGAACCTATACCCCCCTTACCCCCCAACAACAGCGAATTCGTTGAGCCCGACAAGGACAAAACCGATCGGGGAAAACCGGATTGGACAGAGCCCGATCGACACTATCGCGAGCTCGATAATCCTGAAGCCGATCACCTAGAACGGGAAAATCTCACTCGACGATCTGCTGAACGTATGGACTATGGCGCTTATCTGGCAGCTTACAACGAGCTGGTGGGAGACAGGCTACCCCATGCGGTGACCGTCAACGAGGAGCGTAAGCGTAAACTGCGTTCGCTGGTGAAATCGTTGGCGACGCCGAATCTGGAGGGCTTCAGGGCCTATGTCTCGGCGTTTCTCGATCATGCCAAGCCGTTTTACTTTGGCTTCGGCGATGCGGGCTGGATTGCCGATTTTGACTACCTGCTACGCCAAAAAACCTTGACCCGAGTACGGGAGGGCACGCTGTGAACGCCAATCTCCAGTACCTGGAGTCCAGTGTGATCGGCGGCCTGCTGCTGGGTGGCCTGACACCGGCTGCGCAGGAGGTGTTGGCATCCCTGGAGCCTGCCGCGTTTTCCATCCCGCTGTACCGGACGGTGTATCGAGTTATTCAGCGCCAGGCCAGAGCCCGCAACCTGATCGACTCGCTGATGGTGGCCGAGGAGTGTGGGGATGAACACTTTGCCGACGTGATGAGCACGGCCAAACACTGCCCCAGCGCCGCCAATCTGGCGGGCTATGCGGAAATGGTCAGCCAGGAGTATCAGCGGCGGCAGTTCGCCATCACCCTGGATGAAATGCGTCGCGAAATTGGTGCCGCCAACATCGAGCAGGCGGGGAACGCCATGGACAGCCTGATGAATCGTCTGGCGCTGATCCGCCGTCCCAAGCTGGAGCCGATCCCGGTGGTGCTGGGCGAGGTGATGGGGGATTACACCGACACGCTGGAAAAACGCCTGAATAATGGCCTGGAGTCCGACACCGTCAAGTTGGGCATTGCGCCGCTGGATGCGGTGACCGGCGGGGTGAACCCGCAGGATTTGGTCATCATCGCTGGTCGGCCGGGGATGGGTAAAACGTCGCTGGCCATTCGCATCGCCACGGAAGTGGCGGGGCGGATGTTTCCCGGCAGCGCACAGCGGCGGGGTGTGTTGATTTTTAGCCTGGAGATGAGCGCCCAGCAACTGGTTGAGCGGGGGATCGCCGCCGCCGGTGGGGTCTCTGTCTCGCTGCTGCGCAATCCGGCTCTGCTGGATGACGAGGGCTGGGGGCGGGTATCGCAGGGCGTCGCTGCGCTGGATGGGCTAGATATTTGGATCGTCGATAGTGCCCGTTTGAGCGTGGAGAAAATCCGTGCCATGGCCGAACGCCAAAAACAGGCATGCCCGACGCTGTCGCTGATTGTGGTGGATTATCTCGGGCTGATCGAAAAACCGCGTGCCGAACGCCACGATCTGGCCATTGCGCAGATCACCGGCAGCCTGAAGGGGATGGCGAAAGATTTGGGTACGCCGGTGATTACCCTCAGCCAGCTTTCCCGCGAGGTGGAAAAACGCCCCAACAAGCGTCCGGTCAGCGCCGATCTGCGTGACTCCGGCAGCATTGAGCAGGATGCCGACCTGATCGTCATGCTGTACCGCGACGTGATTTATTCCCCCGATACGCCCGCCCGGCACCATGCGGAGCTGATCGTCACCAAAAGCCGCTTTGGTCAGGCCGGGGCGGTGATTTACCAGCGCTTTATCAACGGCCATTTTTTGGAGTGTGACCAGGATGAGGCGCGGCGGCTGTGTACCCCGATGGAGCAACCGCCACTGGCAACGCGTTATCGCGGCGCCAGGGTGTGAGCGTAGATGAGACAGGGAGGAGAGACGATGGACGTGAAACCGGATGTCAGTTTTCAAGAGCGCGCCAGCATCAACAACGGGCTGCGTACGTTGAATCGAGAAAAACGTTGGGATTGCGGTAGCACCCAGATGACGCGGGTGATCATCGCGGCGGCGGGTGCCGACTGGCACACCCTGCGTGGCTTAGAGCGGCGCATGTTGCAGCTGTTTCCGCATGAGGGAGATACTCAGGCGGCCATCAGCGCCCGATTGCGGCAGATCAGCGTGGCGCGTCATGGTCTGGTCAAGCAGGTACGCAAGGTGCGTAATCCTGGCAGTGGCAAAACGGTCTGGTTTTACCGCTTGGTGCCCGCCAGCCGCGATGGGGGTGTGTGATGGCGAAAATTTCGCCTGTGCGCGTCGCTGAGGCGTTTTTAGCCCATCAGCCATACCAACCCACGGTATTGATGGCGACGCCGCGCCTGAGCCGTTTTGAGGCGATTTTATGAGCAGTGCGCAGGGGAAGTCGCCGCGCCGCCATAAAGCCGAGGCGCTGGGCGTGCTGCTGCCGGGTGGCGGGATCTGCTATGCCACCGATCACGATCGTGACGTGATGCGGGCGGTGCCGGTCGGTACGCCGATTGCGTTGCAGCCGGTGGGCGACCGGCGCAACCTGAAGCACCATCGTAAATTCTTTAAGCTGCTGGAGTTGGGGATGCAGTACTGGATCCCCCGTTGGGATTTTGTCAGCCGCTCGGAAAACTGGGTCGCCCATACGGTGGCGCGGCGCATTGCGGAGGCGGCCGCCGATCCGTCGCTGTATGACAACGTGACGCGGCAGATTGCGCAGGGGGTGCTGACGTGCCTGGCAGAGAAACGGCGTGGGCTGTTCGATGCCGAGGCGATCAAAACCGACGAGGCCTACCTGAACCACGTGATGACCCAGGCCGGGTTCTGTGATGTGAAGCCGGCGCCGGACGGTGGCACCTTTCGTCAGCGTTGGAGCATTGCCTTTGCCAATATGGATCAGGCGACCTTTGACCGTATCTATCGTGGGGTGGCCGGGGTGATTTGGAATGAGACCCTGAGCCAGCATTTTGCCAGCGAGGCAGAAATGGAGCTGGCGCTGAATCAGCTGATGGCGTTTTGACGATGAAAAAATCAGGCGCGTTTCGTAGCCGGGCGTGGCGGGAGTCGGCTCGGGGGCAGGGGTGTACCCTGCAAATTCCTGGGATTTGTAACGGTGATCCGCAGACGGTGGTGCTGTGCCATCTAGCTAGCCCGATGCATGGCATGGGGTACAAGTCGGATGACTTCTGGGCGGTGTATGGCTGTTCGGCCTGCCACGATGTATTGGATGGCCGGGCACCCTATGACTGGCGGCCCGGTGAGCGGGAGGAGGTGATGCTGGCGGCACTGTATTGGACGCTGAGGGGGAGATTGGGTGCCACCTTGCTAATATAGCAAGAAAGCTATATGCTGATTATAGCGAATAAGCTATAGGACATGGATCGTGTGGATCGTTGAAACGACAGCCGCTTTTGATGAGTGGTTTACGGCACAGAGTGAGGCTTTGCAGGATGAAATGCTGGCCGCTTTAACCGTATTGAGCGAGTTCGGCCCTAACCTCGGACGCCCTATCGTGGATACGTTAAAGGGTGCAAAGCTGGCAAACCTTAAGGAGTTGCGAGTTCAGTTCGCCGGTAATCCTATTCGTGCGTTTTTTGCATTCGATCCAGAACGAAAAGCAATTGTGTTATGCGCTGGCGACAAAACAGGCATCAACGAAAAACGGTTCTATAAGTCAATGATTAAGCTTGCTGAGGCTGAATTCAGTAGGCACCTGAAAAAACGAGGTTCTTAAAATGGCAACGCTAGATAAGCTGTTGGCACAGCGTAGTCCTGAAAGTCGCGCGAAAATTGAAGCGCGGGCTGATGAATTGCGTCGAGAAGTATTGCTCCATCAGCTGAGAGAAGAACTGAGTATGTCACAGAGCGAATTAGCCGCCGCAATGGGGGTAAAACAGCCGACAGTGGCAAGAATGGAGCAGCCAGATAATGATCCGCGTTTATCTACGCTTAAACGCTATGTGACCGCCTTGGGCGGCCAGATAAGTATTGATGTGACGCTACCGACGGGTAAGCGAGTGGGTTTTCACCTCTAAAGCTTGCTGAGTTTTATTATTTTGACATCCCCTCGCCTAAAGGCTGAGGATTCTACAGCGTTCAGACCGGTGCCTGACTCGCCTCGGCGGATCGGGCGGCCTGACGGCACTATCCCTCCACAGGCAAGCACGGCGTGCCATGCTGCTAAAATATTGCGAGCGCCGTTCACATCGGCATTAGCCTTATAGCCACACGCAACGCATTTAAATTGGCTCTACGTCTGGCGATTGATCACCAGCATCAGACCACCTCGCCATGCCTGCTTGTATTCAAGCTGGCGGCGCTGTTCAAACCAGCCCTGGTCCAGAATCGAACAGTTTAAACCCGATTTTGCCCGTACATTGCGTCCCGACGAAATTCCCTTTCCACCTACGTCGGAGGGAGTTCCCCTTCGCATTAAGATGGCCGACAACGCACTCGAAGCATTTGAAGCAGTGTTGAAGTTTAGTTGAGATTATTGTCATATTTATCAAATCATTACGTATGATTGTAAAACCGTTCTCCGAAAAAATGAGTTCATTTTCTACAAAAACTGTTGAATAATTTTCAGGGAGTGGTTTAATGAAGCTGTCCATCACCTGGACCAACAGGAGTAGAGGAGATGAATGTAACCCAACTTGGCCGTTTTCTGAGAAAAGTACGTATCGATCGTGGGCAAAGGCTCAACGATATGGCTGAAGAAATGGAAATGAGCGTTGCTCAGCTTTCTGCTATTGAACTCGGCAAAAGAAGTATCTCAGCCAAAGTTAAACAACGACTGATTACTTTTTACTCGACATTTTGCAGCGGTGAAGAAGAAGTTGGAAGATTAGTTGATGTATCTCAGCCTTCTTTCAAAGAGGAGTTCGAGGATGCCGATGATCTGCAAAGAGAACTTTTTATCAGTTTCGCTAGAACTTACAAAGCATTACCAGAGGAACAAGCCCGGAAATGGCTTGATGAACTAAATGAAATAACTTCTAAGAAATAAAGGATGAATAGCATGCGGGTTCGTCAAAGAGTTTTAGGCAATAAAGTGGCAGCGCTATCAAGCGAAAGCATCATGCGAACTGCGTTAGAGGCTAGAGCCCTAATCCAGCGAGTCCTTCAGAATGATGCGCCTTATCTTGACCCGCTGTACTTCTTAGAGCAGCTACATAATGCAGAATTGATTCGCCTAGAGATAGTTGAGTTTGATGAACTGCCTAATGAATATGCGGTGACTATACCGTCAGAACGAATCATAAAGTTAAGAAGTGATACTTATGAATCAGCTTCTAAAGGCGAACCTCATGGTCGATTCACAGTTGCTCACGAACTGGGGCATTTATTACTACACGCCAATACAGTGCCTCAGTTCGCATTTTCACAAGCACCATCAAATCATTCATATGTCGAAGATGTTGAATGGCAGGCAAATGAGTTTGCTGGTTGGCTTTTGGTGGATCCAAATCGATCAGATTTACTCAAAACACCGAGAGCATGTAGTCTAGCTTTTGGTGTGAGTATTACTACAGCAAGGTATATGCTTGAAAAAATTAGGCGACTTTGAGGTTAATTCATACGAATTAACCTCATAGCCGTAACCAAGAATACTGGGGAGTAAGATGCCCTCTCCGTATCCGAAGGTGACGAGTACTTCTAGATGTGGTAATCCGGAGTGTAATCGTTCGCCTTCGGCCTGTAAAGGCAGAAAGTGAGATTAAGACTATGATTAAAAATCTTAATGAAACAGTACCGGAAGGAATGGTGGAAATTTTTACACCATATATCACTTTGAAAGGTAAGCGTATATACAAAAAAGATGGTGGAATGTTCCACTTCTTCGCGCCACCACGAAAGTAAATTTTTCAACCTTGTAAAGAGAGCTTTGGCTCTCTTTTTTTTGCCCTCTAAAACTATCATACAGCCCGTGCGCCGGCGATTCGACGTTCTGGGTTACCCTGGGATGGCATGAAACGAAATTGACATCCCCCCGCTCTGAAGGGTGGCGCTTGACGGCGCACAGTAAGCCCTTAGCCGTGCTGCGCGTTATTTTCACGCACGATAGCCAAAATCGCGCCGCTGATCTTTGCCAGTGATTTAAAGCTGGGGTTCGTTGATGGCGATAGCGTTTTGTATGCACTGCTGCGGCTGGCAATCCCGGCCCTCTTGATGACGTCCGCGTGGCCTAGCTGCTCCGCGTATCCCCTTAACGCGGCCTGCAAAATATCCGGGCGCCCCTCGCTCATGGATTCCCAGGTGGCCTGGCGGAGGATCGCTTCTACATTTTCTGGCGTGAGTGAGCGTGAGGATGCCGATACCACTGCGCCTTTGCTCATGCGCCTAACCGTATCGGCAGAAAGCTCGGCATCTCCCCAGTTCAACACGCCGCTGGCTGTCAGGGAAAAGCGGTTAAAGTCGGCGATCGCAGAGAAGGGCGGTTTGCTGAACAGCGCGGCTAAATCAGCCCTACCACGGAAGCCGTCGCTAAATTCGACCTCGATAACATGGTCGCCGACCACATCCACATCAATAATTTTCAACATAGCCGCCTCTTACGGGAGAGGGAGACAAGTCATGGTTAGTCGGCCATCTGTAGGAAGACGCCTATGGCCGCACCGTGCAGGATGCGGCAGGAGATCAGACAAACCGGATCTGCAGTTTCTTGCCGGTCGCGTGTGCAAATTTTTTCAGCGTGGCGAATGATGGCCCGCTTTGGCCGGAGGCTAAATTACTTTCCATGCGAGTGATCGCTGTAGGCTTGGTTCCCATACGTTCGGCGACCTGCGCCTGGGTCAGCCCCGCGTTTTTGCGGGCGGCGAGCATTTCATCGAGTAGGGCGTATTCCTCTTCGATGGCATCGTATTCTGCTTTAAATGCCGGGTCTTCCATCCATTTTGCAGCCATTTCATCATGCGTCATCGTGGGGGGGGTGCGTTTACCAGCCATGTTTTACCTCCTTCATTCTGGTTTCAGCCTTCTTACGTTCAGCGCTTGGCGTCTTCTGGGTTTTCTTGATGAAGCTGTGCAGCATGACGATACGTTTTCCGGTAAGAGTGCAGTAAAACACGCGGGCGATGCCATCACTGCCTTTGATTCGAAGCTCAAAAAGCCCATCGCCAAAAGGGCTTGTGTGTGGTTCTCCGAGATTACTACCGTAGATTTCCATGCGTTCAACGAGATGCTGGTATCGAACCCGCATACCCATTGGCAACCGATCGACCTCAAGCCGAACCTCTTCGCTGTAGTACTCAATAGTGTAGTTCATGGAGTGAAACATAACAATATTGTTATGTTTTCGCAAGTTCTTGCCTATCGGAATTGTGAGCGCTAGAGCGTAGTGGCAGCGGCAAAATCTGTTGCTGGGATTGGCGTCCTGGAATGGGCGGTTTTTAAGAGCATTAGGAAATATCTGCCACTCACTGTTCCAAGTGGATGGTTATTGCATTCCTATGATTTGTAAGTAAAGTATCATAAATCGGAATTGGTTTTACCCGCGATGTCGGGGGTATAGTCCGCTGAGGTGCTCAACACACCGTCTACTAGCGGATCTCCGCACCCGACAGATATGCGGTTTTTTTACGTCCATAGATTATGGTCGGGTAGCGTGTAGTACATATAACACCCAACTTATTGGGAAAAACTACAGGCCGTCTAGTAGCGGTGTTGAAGTACCCGACCACCCTTATCAACAGGGGTAATCAACAATCTACTAGGACGCAAAAAATGACCAGTCAACTCATCCCCGTTTTCAACGGTACTATTTCCAACGAATCCGTTCTACTTTGTAACGCTCGCGCTCTACATGATTTTCTTGGCATTGGGAAACGCTTCGCTTCTTGGATTGTTGAGCGCATTGAAGAATACAGATTCATTGAAAATCAAGACTATGTGATTGCTTCCCAAATTCGGGAAGCAAAAACACGTGGAGGCCATAACCGCAAAGACTACCATCTCACCCTCGACACCGCTAAAGAGCTGGCGATGGTTGAACGCAACGAACGTGGCCGTCAGATCCGCCGTTACTTCATCGAGTGCGAGAGGCAACTACTCTCTCGCCGGCAGGGCGCGTACTCAGCCCCTAAGCCACCGCCACTCTCCGACGGGGAGATAAAAAACCTGAAATGGCTGATCGACTCCATCGTCAACCAGTTCCGGTTCCGTGCTGCCTGGAATCAGGGCGTCTGGTACGCACTGCGTCAGGCCACCGGCGTGCCATCCCCATATCCCTTTACCGTCGCCGATTTGCCCGCACTGGTAAGGGAGCTGCAACGCATCATGGAAATCGGCCATGAAACTCGCAGCTTGCTCCAGCAACTGGAAAAGCAGGTATTACAGCAGGTGGTGCGTAACCGTGGCGAACTCCGCCCGGTATTGAACCATATTCAGCATGAGTTCCGTCAGCTGAGTCTGTTAGAGGAGACTCGCTCCCGATTGAACAACGTCGAGCGGCAAAGCCTGGCCCGGCTGGCGCGGCGGGCAGGGTAGCTTGGGACGCCCGGTGGGGAGGACTGCCGGGCGCGTGAATAAACACAATACTTTCTTTGTTATTAGGGTAATGATTTCATCATTATGTTATTCTTCCATAGTTATCCTTTACTATGTCTAAGCTTTTAATTATATCTATCTATGAATATAATAATGTGCTGATTTATTTTTACGAGAGAGTATGATGGGACTTTATCTTGAGCTTAGTAAAAATGATATAACTGAACTCGGAAAATGTAATGCTTTTTTTGTAAGGGATGTAAAACCTATTGCGGAACGTGTTGGAAATATACGTCTACATAAAAAAGAAAACATTGAGATAAATGAATATGATTTATTGAGTTATCATTGTTACGTATATTGGGTTCGATTTTATGCTTTATATGTAAATCGTGTGAATGAGCTCGATCGTGGAACTCGTTATAATCAATCGGTTCTTGGTGAAAAGTTGATTTTTTCGCAAGAGCAGTATGAAAATGATGCGCTGGGTTTTTTGTCTAACTTATGCAGAGTACTCTATGAGTATAACTTTATTACGGGGGATGTTGAGTATAATAAAAATAGGTCTATTAGCAGGGGGGATTTAGATGATCTAGCTGAAAAATATCATAATCGTTCCACCGAGACTCAGCAATTCGCCTGGATTCGTGATGTGATGCCTACTCTCATCGCGCAGTATATCGTCACTCAGCCAAATTTTATTGACGCCATTAAGATGGCTGATGATGTAAAGAAGCAAGTCGATGAAATTGAACTCAGAATGATTGACAAGTTGAATCTCTCATTTGTTACTATTGAAAATGAAAAAAAAGAAATAGAAAACCATGTGGATAATGCCAAACAAAAAATAAATAATCATTTAGATAGTAAGATGGCAGAAGTTCAAAACATAGAGAATAAAATATTAGAGTCGAGGAAAGACATCGAGAATGATAAGAAAAACATCGAAGAGTTAAAGCGGATTATCTCAAATCATCAAGTGATTTTAATTTTGTTGGCTTGTCTCAAGCATTTGCAAAAATAAAAGAGATTAAAGGACTTGAGCTTAAATATGCCACGCGATGGTATAGATGTCTTGGTGCAGCGATACTTGCTGCACCAATTTTTGCACTTATTCTACATTTGGAAATGCCATCATTATTTTCTCAAGGATTATCTGGTTTATTTTTGCTCATGCCGCTAGCTACCATTGAACTTGTCTTCCTTTATTTTTTTAGGCTGTCTTACATTGACGCCAAGTCAATTAAAACACAAGTTCTTCAGATCGATGTTCGCCTAAGTTTATGTGCTTTTATTCATAGTTATATCGATTTTAGAAAGGAGAATGGTGGGGATGTTAACGAGTTGCTTAAATGTTTCGATACTATGATATTCAGTCCTATTCAAGCAGTTGAAGGAAATATACCATCAATGTTTGATGGATCGGAAGCAATTGCGAATTTTTTAAGTAAGGTCGTTACTGGGAAGGGGCAATGATATCAGTATTTATCGCACTAGCCGTTGAGTATAAAGTGCAAGGAATTACCGATAATAGTTTTTTGAGGTAAAGTGATTTTCATATAGGATAAACCAGACTCCCTCATGGAGGATCTGGTTTATGCCTATCGCCATCGAACAACTGATCAAGATGTTTGACCCGCGCAGCGTCAGTGCAGAATGCCTGCACCTTATCCGGGCGGTGCCGGGGATCACCCGGGAGCAAATCCTGGGCGCGTTTGCAGCGGTAGCACAGCGCCATCCGCTCGGCTTCGATTTGCTGCTGGCCCGCTACCGGGAAGATCGTCAGGCCGAACAGCGCGCGCGGCGGGCTGCCGCTGACCGGGTGCGCCGGAGCCCACATCCCCTTTATGGTACTGCCGTTTGCCAGCTGGCCGTCACCGTGGCGCTGGGGCGGACGCTGCCCGCCCAGCAGGTGGTATTGGCGGCGCTGCTGCGCAAACATGGCCCCCGGGCAACGCTGGCAGCCAAGCAGCTGGCCGATATTCAGCGCCAGCAAAAGGGGTTGGAGAAAGCCCGGGTAATGCTGAGTGAGGGTGACTGGCGCTATCGGCGTAATCTGGCGCAGCACGATGCGCTGGTGGGCCGTTCTGTGGCTATCCGCCGGGTGCTAGCCGATTGGGCCGATGCAGAAGCGGCTCGCTCGCCTCATTGCCCACGTTGCCGTGGAAGCGGCCAGCTATTACGCCCGCAGCCCCATTGCTGTGATACCTGTGGTGGCCGAGGAAAAATCAGTGTGACCGCTGAGCATTTCCGGCGTTCGCTAGCGGATGAGTGCATAGTGATAATGCCTGAGCGCTGGCGAGCAGAGTACCAGCCATGGGTGAATGATACGCTTAGCCGGTTATATCAAGAGATGCAGCTGGCCGGCGATGCCTTGTCGATACGGTTAACGTTAGAGGGGCAGGCCGTTGCATGAAGAGATTGCCAATGGCTAATAAGTGAGCTAAATTCGGAAAGATGACCAAGCTATGTTTATAGCCAATTATTCATAAAAGCCTCGCTTGATGCGGGGCTTTTCGTTCTACAGACCCTGGCGAATGCCGGGGTTTTTTTTATCCAAATTTCCCCAGCGCGGGGTAATGAGATGGCATATGCACCATAACCCAGGAAGTTGGTTGGAGTGGAAGGAGTTGTTGTGGGGCTGGTGGCAAGGGGAGACCCCGGTAGGCGGCGTATTACTGGCCATTCTGACGGCGGCTGTCCGGGTGACCTACCTGGGCGGCGGCTGGAAGCAAACGGCGTTAGAGGGAGTGTTATGTGGTGCCCTGACGCTGACCGTGGTGGCGACGTTGGACTATTTTAATTTGCCGAAGTCGCTGACCCCGGCGATCGGCGGTGCGATTGGTTTTATCGGTGTGCAGCAGGTACAGCATTTTGCCTTGTACATCTTGCACCGCAAGCTGGGACTACCGACAGACAAGGAGCGGTAATTATGGCACTCACCAAGGATCAAATTTTTGATGCCTTATTGGGGCGTGAAGGGGGGTACGTCGATCACCCTCACGACAAGGGGGGGCCGACCAAGTGGGGGATCACGGAAAAAGTCGCTCGGGCCCACGGCTATACCGGCGATATGCGCAATTTAACGCGGGCACAGGCGCTGAAAATCTATGAAAGCGACTACTGGTCGGGCCCCCGTTTTGACCAGGTGGCGGAGCTCTCTGCGCGGGTGGCTGCCGAACTGTGCGATACCGGCGTCAACATGGGGCCGTCGGTGCCCAGTAAGTGGCTACAGCGCTGGCTGACCGCCTTTAACGATAGCGAACGTTTGTACCCGGATATCAGTGCCGATGGGGTGATTGGGCCACGGACATTGTCGGCGCTGCGTACCTATCTGGATGCCCGAGGAGAAGAGGGTGAACAGGTGCTGTTACGGGCGCTCAATTGTAGCCAGGGTGATCGTTATCTGGCGCTGGCCGAGCAGCGGGTGCAGAACGAGTCGTTTCTGTATGGCTGGGTTCGGGAGCGGGTGACGCTGTCTTAACCATCTCTGAAATATATCCAAGAGCCTCGGCTATGCCGGGGCTGTTTTATATCTGCGTATCGCAACGCATATCACCAAGAGCCTTTCAGGATGAACCTTGAGGAGCCGGCTGGCTGTCGGAGCCTTCTTGGGGCCGTCTTCCTGTGCGAACAAGGTTCATCACTAAAAGGTAAAGCCGATATGAACACCTCTGTAGCGTCTTCTTATACCGATGCATCAAGTAATCATCATGTCGTTAATGAGTTCGCTGACATTGTTCCTGTTGTCAGCGGCCGGATCGGTGAGCGTGAAACCAACGTTGTGAGCGGAACGTCGTTACACAAGGCGCTGGGAGTGGCAACCCGAATGACGGATTGGATAAAGCGTCGTATCGGGGAGTATGGTTTTAAGGAAGGTTTGGATTACATCATTGTTGAAAATTTGCGCTCCCCAAATTTGAGTAGCTCAAAATCTCGCCAGCAGATCAGCCATGAATACCTGACCACGTTGGATATGGCCAAAGAGCTGGCAATGGTCGAGCGTAGCGAACAAGGTCGCGCTATTCGTCGTTACTTTATCCAGTGTGAAGAGGCGTTACAGCTTACCGCTCCAGAAGTCGCCGCGCGTTATCGTCGCAAGTTAAAGGCTCGTATCGGAGTGGCAAACCTGTTTAAGCCGATGTGCTCTGCGTTGGAATCGGTAAGGGCGGAACAGGGCAAGGTGACGCAGTCTCACCACTACAGCAATGAAAGTAACATGATCTCCCGCATCGTCCTGGGAGGTCTTACTGCGAATCAATGGGCAGGCATGAATGGCGTAGTGGGGGATCCTCGCGATTCGATGAATGCCGAGCAGTTAGAGCATCTGTCTTATCTGGAAAGTACCAATATCACTCTGCTGGATATGGGGATGGATTACCCGCAGCGGAAGGCTGAGTTGATCCGGCTGTCTCAGCGCTGGATGGCGCGGCGCCTGGGTTCGTGACGGTTAGCAATAAAAACAACGAATTGGAGCATGTTAGGTTACGTTTTTTTTCACCAAGAGGTGCTCATCTCATTGGTATGATGTCTCTTACATTAATGCGGATAGCAATTTAAAAGCTGAAGCGCACTCAGCCAAATTTTTGGCTGAGTATAAAGACAGGACCGGGCGCGACCTATGTTAAGCAATATCTGGAAGCCACTGGCGATCATCTCGCTGGTGGCTTTGTCTTTATGGGGGCTGTCGGCTTGGCGCTATGCGGCCGGTTATGCCGCCGGTAAGCGCCTGGCTGAGCAGGCGTGGCAGCTTAAGTGGGAGACGCGTAACCGGGATGAGGAGAGCGCCAGGGCAAACCGGGAGCGGGGCGAGCGGGCTGAAGAACAACGTCGCTGGCAGGCCATGATTAAGGTGAAACAGAATGCGGATCAACAACTGGAACAGATTAAAGCCGATGCTGCTCGCTCTACCGCTGATGTTGAGCGCCTGCGGCGTACGCTTTCTCAATTGCGGCAGCAGTTGGCAGACCGTTCCCCCTGCCGAGTTTCCACCGCTGGTGGAGCCAGCTCGGCAAGCGCCGCTGCCGGATTTCTGTTTGCCGACGTGCTCGGCGAATCTCTCCAACGCAATGCAGCGTTGGCAGCCTATGCTGACCGGGCCCGAGCCGCTGGCCTGGCCTGTGAGCGGCTCTATGATGCCGTGACGCAGTCGCGGGCGCAGTGAGGGTTGTGTTTTACGCGCATGTTGTGGCTGTGCTAAAAAAATGCTGACCGTGCGGTCATCGCTAGGATAACCATCATGACAAAACCGGACTGGGCGGCGATTGCAGTGGCGTTCCAGGACGGTGAGCTCTCCCTGCGGGCTATCGGAGCTCAGTACTTCGTATCCGAAGGCGCCATTCGAAAAATGGCCAAAAAACATGGCTGGGTACGCGGTAAAAAAAACAGTACGCAAAAAGGTACGCAGGGAGGCAAAAAAGGTACGCAGAAAAAACAGAGAAAAAAATGCGTACCGATAAAAAGTGAGCCTAGACAGGGTGCTGTGACGCGGTACGCAGGTGTGCATCCCGCGATTTCTTCCGGAGAAAAACCAATTCGCGGCTCACGTCACGCACCGCCCATCCGTCCTTTTCTGCCGCACAATACGGCGGCGGTGACTCATGGCGCCTATGCTCGCCGCATGCTGTGGCCTGATGACATTATGCAGGATGCGCAGTTGCTGCAACTGAACGACGAATTATTGCTGTTGCGGGCGGCCAATTTGACGGCAGCGACGAATATCGGACGCTGGATGACGCAGTTAGAGCAGGCTGAGCCGGAGCTGAGCCAGAACTTGCGCGACAATATCGGGGCGGCAGAGCGCGGTATTTTACGTAATACGGCGCGCATCGAATCGTTGGAGCGAACCTTACGGGTGAATGCCTTAAATGAGGCGACGACAGCCAAGCGTTGGGCGGAGACGCAGCGACTGACGGCGGAGAGCAGCGATGCCGATACGCCACTGCGGGAGGTGATTGAGCAGATCCAGGTGAGCCAGCGGGGAGGGCGACTGAATGCCGAGTCCGGCGATGAGTGAACGGGAGCAGCAGGCGCTGGTCCACGGCTATCTGAGCGATCCTTGGTGGCGGTTGGATAACCTGTATCACGTCGTCAATGAGCAAGGGGTACTGGTGCCGTTTCGCATGCGGCCGGCTCAACGCCAGTTATTCCGGGAGATGCACGAAAAAAACCTGATCCTGAAAGCTCGCCAGCTGGGTTTTTCCACCGCCATCGATTTGTACCTGCTGGATCAGGCGTTATTCAGCAAAAATGTAAAGTGCGGCATTGTCGCCCAGGATAAACAGGCGGCGGCAGAAATTTTTCGCACCAAAATCGAGGTGCCTTTCGATCATCTGCCCGCCTGGCTGGCGGGCTGTTTCCACGCGGTAAAGCGCCACGGTGGCGCATCTGGTGGGTACATCGAATTCGCGCACGGCTCCAATATCATGGTGGCGACCTCTTTTCGTTCGGGCACGGTACAGCGGCTGCATATTTCTGAGCATGGAAAAATTTGCGCCAAATATCCGGCCAAGGCGAAAGAGGTGCGCACCGGGACGCTGAACGCGGTGGCCGATGGCAGCATTGTATTTATCGAGTCCACGGCGGAGGGGGTAGGCGGCGATTTTTATACGATGAGCCAGCGGGCGCAGGAGATGGCGCAAAGCGGTTTAGCGCTCTCGCCCCAAGACTATAAATTCCATTTTTATGCCTGGTGGCAAGATCCCAAGTATACCGCGCAGCTCCCGCCGGAGGGATTACGCCTTAGCCGCCATCATCAGGCGTATTTCGCCGCGGTAGAGCAGGTCGCGCAGATCACCTTAAGCGATCAGCAAAAATGGTGGTATGTGCGCAAGGAGATCGAGCAGCAGGAGGAGATGAAGCAGGAATTTCCCTCCACACCGAGCGAAGCCTTTCTAACCTCGGGGCGTCGGGTCTTCTCGTCGGCATCGATGTTACGGGCTGAGGGGCGGTGCGTTACGCCGCAGCTGGTGTATGACGTCGATCCGGTGACGGGGAGTAAAAATAAAGCCCAATCGTTGCGCCGGGGTGAGCGGGATGTCATACAGCGCCAGTTGCTCAATCATTTGCTGGTGTGGGAGTTGCCGGATGCCGATGAGCAGTACGCCATCGGTGCCGATGTGGCAGAGGGATTGGAGCAGCGTGACCGTAGCAGCCTGGATGTGGTGAAACAAAGTAACGGTGAGCAGGTGGCGCACTGGGTGGGCTATCTGGACGCCGAGCTTTTTGCCCAGTTGCTGGATAAAGTTGGCCGGCAGTACGGCATGGCTTATATCGGCGTAGAGCGTAATAACCACGGCCATGCGGTATTACAGAAACTGCGGGCGCTGTATCCGCTGCGTTATCTGTATAACGAACAATATCTCGACCACGATACCGATGAAACGACGCGGCGTTTAGGCTGGCTGACGACCCGCCAGAGTAAGCCGATCCTGATTGAGGGGCTGAAAACCCTGTTACGCAATGATGTGGATGGGATCCGTTGGATTGGCAGTGTGAGTGAGATGAATACCTACGTTTATGACAAAAACGGCGCGATGGGGGCGCAGGCGGGCTGCTATGACGATCAGGTCATGAGCTATGCCCTGGCCCAGGAGATGCGCGCCCGGATGCCGGTACGCCGCCAGCCGGAGCCCATCAAGCATCAGACCGTCCACTGGATGACACGATGACCGATTCCTTTTCCTCCATCGAGACGCCGACGGCACCCGAGCGACAGGGGCAGTTTACCTTAGAACAACTGCTGGCTATTACGGCCGATATCCACCATCAACCCGACTGGCGTTCGGCGGCGAATAAGGCTTGTGCCTACTATGATGGCGAACAGCTATCGCCGGAGCTGATTGCCACGTTGCAGGAGCGCAGTCAGCCGTTGACCATGCATAATCTGATCGCGCCGACGGTGGACGGCGTGCTGGGCATGGAGGCCAAAACCCGAACCGAGTTGATGGTGGTGGCCGATGATCCGCAGCCGGAGTTTGAGGCATTGGCCGAGGCGGTGAATGCCGAGTTCGCCGACGCCTGTCGCCTGGCCAATCTGGGCAAGGCGCGCAGCGATGCCTACGCCGGGATGCTGAAAGCGGGCTTGGAGTGGGTGGAGGTGCGGCGCAATGACAATGCCTTTGGGCCACGTTATAAGGCGGGCACGGTACACCGTAACGAGGTGTATTGGGACTGGCATAGTCGGCAGCCGGATCTGAGCGACTGCCGTTGGCTGCTGCGCCGCCGCTGGATGGATTTGGATGAGGCGCTGGCGGCGTTTCCGGCTAAGGCGGCGATACTCCAAAATGCCCGTATGGAGTGGCGCGGCTTTATCGATACCGAGTTGGCCGATGGGTTGGATGCCGATCTGGTTGCGGCCTATGAGGAGTATCAACAGTACAGCCGTAAAGATCTGGAGTGGTTGAGCAGTGATCGCCAGCGCGTGTTGTTACAGGTGGTCTATTACCGCACCTGGCTGCGGGTGCCGGTTATCCCGCTCGCGAATGGGCGGCTGATCGCCTACCAGGCCACGAATCCGTTGCATACGGCTGCCTTGGCTGCGGGGCGCATACAGATACGGATGGCGCGCACCAGTCGCATTCGGGAAGCCTGGTTCGCGGGGCCTCATCAGTTGGTGGATAGAGCCTGTACGGCGCCGCAGGGGATGTTTCCGTTGATCCCGTTCTGGGGTTATCGCAAAGATCGTAACGGTGCGCCTTATGGTTTGGTCTCGCGGGCGATACCGGCGCAGGATGAGGTGAATTTCCGACGGATTAAGCTGACGTTTTTACTGACCGCCAAGCGCGTCATCATGGATGATGACGCGGTGAATATGAGCCGGGAGCAGGTGCAGGCGGAGGTGGAGCGCCCGGATGGACTGATTATTCTGAACCCGGATCGGCTGAATAAGAGCACCATCGCTCAGTCATTGGAGGTGCAGCAAGATTTCCAGGTGGCGGAGCAGCAGTTCCAGGTGATGCAGGAGTCGATGAAGCTGATCCAGGATGGCATGGGCGTCTATTCGGCCTTTTTAGGGCAGAATTCTAACGCCACCTCCGGTGTCGCCATCAGCAATCTGGTTGAGCAGGGGGCGACCACCCTGGCGGAGTTGAATGACAACTATCAGTTTGCCTGCCAGCAGGTGGGGCAGCTGCTGTTGGGGTATCTGCTGGAGGACTTGGCGCAGGTGCGTAATCACACCATCGTGGTGAATCGGGACGATGCGCGCCGGCGAAAAAATGTGGTGGTGAACGAGGAGGGCGAGGGCGGCATGAATAATGATATCTCCCGCCTGCGCGCTCACATTGCGCTAGCGCCGATCCAGCAGACGCCCGCTTACCGCTCTCAGTTGGCGGAGCGGCTGGGCCAGGTGGTCGCCGGTCTACCACCGCAGGTGCAGGCCGCGGTATTGGATCTGTGGATTTCGTTGCTGGATATTCCCAATAAGACGGAGTTTATCGAGCGGATCCGCCAGGCGGTCGGCATGCCCAAGGCGGCCGACGAGATGACGCCAGAGGAGCAGGCTTCTGCCGAGCAACAGCAGCAACTCGAACAGCAACAGTTGGCGTTAGCAATGCGCGAGCTGGCCGCCAAAGTGGGTAAATTGGAGGCTGAAGCCCAGCGCGCGGCGGCCGCGGCCCAGCGAGAGCAGGCACAGGCCGAGGGGCAGCGTTTTCATGATATGAAGACGCAGGCGGAAACCGGGCAGATTTTGCAGGGGATGCAACAGGACGCGCAGGTCGCTCGCCAGCAACTGCTGACGTTGATCGAGCAACAGATCGCGGCGTTACCATTGCATTAGACTAAAAAGTGAGCTAATTTGCGAACGATGACCAGCCTCGCACTTTTTGCGGGGCTGTTTGCTTTTGGGGGCTAACGGCTGTCTGCCGTCTGGTATACCTCGTTATCGGCCCGTTTGCCGATAGCGATCACCAGTAGGATGATTTCGCTATCGTTGACTTCATAGACGAGCCGGTAACCGGAAGCGCGTAATTTTATTTTATAACGGTTAGCGCGCCCACTTAAGCGCGCTGTTGGAACATGCGGGTTTTCCAGGCGTTCGATCAGTTTCTTTTTCAACTGGCTTTGAATCGGCGGTGCCAGCCTTTTCCACTCTTTCAGGGCACGTTTTTCAAAGCTCAGTTTATAGGTCATCGATACTTACGCTGACAAACTCAGCGTCCTCCAGACGCTCATCGGCGATACGATTAAGCGCCGCATCTTCAGCCAGTTCCAGATAGTAAGCGTAGAGTTCCGGTGGCACGCAGTAAAAGGCCGGCTCATTGCGGTTTAATATTGCTACGGCATTGCCGTCACCCTCCGCAATGGTGCCCATCGGATTACGTTTCAGATCGGTAATGCTGGCGGCGGTGGTCGTGAGAATTTGGTATGCCATAGGCTTTCTCCTTGTGTAATAGCTACACTATAGCGCCTTTATAGATGCCTTTAAAGGTGCTTTTAAGCATGCTGTTTGTATGCCTGGCCATCATCGTGCTCAGGGGATGAGTTCATGTTCCCTGCTGATAAACCATCATGTTAAGCATCACCTTGCAAAATAATGCATTGCACACGCCGCAAAGGGCTCTGTTATCGCAGAGCCCTTTTTCGCATGGGCAGCGACACGCCTTTTTCTGTTGCGGATCTATCCGATAAATAGGCAGGCAGGAGAGACATATGGACATCGACGACGCAGATATCGCCGGGAAAACACCGGATGAGTTGGAGGCATTACTGGCGCAGGCCAGTAGTCATGAGGACGAGGCGTCCGCGGGTGAGCGCGAGCCGGAGCCGGAAGCGACACCGAGCGCTGTGCTGCCTGCTGAGGCTGAGGCGTCGTCGCCCACGACGGCATCACCAGCCGAGTCGGCGCAGGATGCTGCGCTCGCCGATCCTCCGCCTAAGGTGGTATTGGGGAAGGATGGCGTGCACCAGATCCCCTACGACGTACTGCAATCCGCTCGGGAGCAAGCCCGGCGCCATGCCGAGGCGGCACATTCCGCTGCCGAGGAGAACGCGGCGCTGAGGCGCACTCTGGCCTTGTTGCAGCAGCAGGTGAGTCGGGCAGGGATGCAGCCGGCCACCTTACCGGAAGAGACGCAGATCAGCACTGAGCAGTTAGAGAAAGTGCGGGCGGATTTTCCAGATCTGGCGGAGATGTTCGAACAGGTGGTTAACCAGGTGAACTACCTGAATACGCGGGCGAAGTCGAGCCCCGTTGAGAACGATGCCGACGTCAACCCCGTGCTGGAGGCGATTGCGCGCAATCCCGATCTGGCGCTGTGGTTTGAGCGTGACATCGATCGGCGCGATTTTGCCATCACGGTAGATGAGCGCCTGAAAACCGATCCTGCCTGGCAAGAGCAAACCCTGGATGCGCGTTTCGCGGAGGCCGTCCGCCGTACCAAGGCCGCGTTTGGTGATAACGACGTGGCTGAGGCGGCGCCCTCCGGCGAGGCGCTCAAGCAGCAGGCGGAGGCGAAGCTAGCGGCGGTGAAGGCCGCGGTCAGCGCGCCGTCGTCCCCCTCGGATGTAGGACAGCCGGTCACCCAGTCACCGCAGTCGGTACTGGATAAGGCAGCCAACGCCAGTGAGACAGAGCTGCTCACCATGATGGCGGGGATGAGTGAAAGCCAGATTGAGGCGTTGTTGTCACAGGCCGGTGAGGCGTTTTAACCGGAACAGGAAAAACCATGACGACCATTACCAAAGCCCAGGCGAATAAGCTGTTGCAGGTGGCGTTGTTTACCGCCGCCAACCGTAACCGCTCGTTTGTGAATGTGCTGACGGAGCAATCCGAAGCGCCCAAGCAGGTCGCCTCCGACAAACAGGGGGTGAACCAGACCAGTTATACCGCGCCGGTGGTGCGGGTGACGGATTTAACCAAGACCAAAGGGGACACGGTGGATATGCAGGTGATCCACAAGCTCTCCAAACGCCCGACCATGGGCGACCAGAAGCTGGAAGGCCGTGGGGAAAACCTGCAGTTCGCCGACTTTGCGTTGAGCATCGATCAGGGGCGGCACATTGTGGACGCCGGTGGACGGATGTCACAGCAGCGCTTCAAACATGATCTGCGCAGTGCGGCGCGTCGTTTGCTCGGTACTTACTTTAACGATTTGCAGGATCAGTGCGCGGTGGTGCATCTGGCTGGCGCTCGTGGCGATTTTATGGCCGATGACATCATTCTGCCGCTCGCTGGGCATAGCGAGTTTGAACGCATTATGGTCAATGAAGTACTGCCGCCGACCTACGATCGTCACTTTTTTGCCGGGGATGCGACGAGCTTTAGCATGTTGGATGCCGCCGACTTGTTCAGTCTGGCGACGGTAGACAACTTGTCGCTCTACCTGGATGAGATGGCGCATCCGCTGCAACCGGTGCGGCTGTCGCGCGATGAGCTGAAGAATGAAGATCCCTATTTCGTGCTGTATGTGACCCCGCGTCAGTGGAACGACTGGTATACCTCCACCGACGGCAAGGACTGGCAGGCGATGATGACCCGGGCGGTACAACGCTCGAAAGGGTTCGATCACCCGCTGTTCAAGGGGGAGTGCGCGATGTGGCGCAATATCCTGGTACGCAAGTATGGCGGTATGCCGATCCGCTTTTACCCTGGCTCCTCGGTGGCGTTATCCAACAATGATGACGGTGCGACGGTGACATCTGCATCGGCGCATACCGCCATCGATCGGGCCATTCTGTTGGGAGGACAGGCGTTGGCGAGCGCCTGGGGGATCGGCGATGGCGGCGGCTTCTTTGGTTACCATGAGGAGCGTACCGATCACGATAACGGTAGGGAAATCTCAATCCGTTGGATCAATGGGCTGAAGAAAATCCGTTTCAAGCAGAAAAATGGCCGCGTGCAAGATCACGGGGTAATGGTGGTGGACTCGGCTATCAGCAACAGCGACGATGGGGTGATCGTGCCTCGCTAATCGATTCTCTCTGTGGCGTTAGGCAGGCTACGGCCTGCCATTTTTTTAGGAGCAGATGATGAAAGATATTTATATCCCCTCCCTGTCTGACCCGTTCTACCAAGGCGCACAGGGGAATGAATCGGTCGCGGAGAGTAAGGTGGCCATGACGAACTTGGCAACCGATGACCAAATCCATTTGTTTAACCTCCCTCCGGGGATCCGCATCAATGGATTGCAGATCACGGGGCAGTTTTCGGGCCCGGGAAAGTCGCTGCAATTCGTTTTGCTGCAACCCCCATTGGAGGCGGTGATCTTAAGAACACTGGATTTGGGCGCCAATGGGGAACTGTATAGCACTCTGTCGGTTAAACCGGTCACCACCGGTGAATCGGGCGGTGTCGTGGCATTGCGGATAAAAGCAGGGCCGATCAATATAACCTTTACTGTGCTACTGCGTTATACCGTCATCGGATATTGAACAACAGGCCCCGCGGGGCCTTTCTTTTTTGGAGCCGAACATGTCTGAACAGGTTGCAGTAGTTTATATCGGTCCTAAGGCCGTTAAGCACGATACGGTGACAGGTAGCCGGATGATCTTCCCACGTCATCAGCCGGTCACGGTGGCGGCGTCGCTAGCCTACCAGTTATTGGCCTTTCCCAGCGTATTCATTCCCGCTGAGCGGTTGCAGGCGTTTTTAGCCGCCGAGCAGGCGGAACAACAGCAGGAGCAGCAGCGAGAGCGTGATGCGCAGCTGGCGCAGCAACGTCGGGAGGCCGAACAGCAAAGTTTTACGCTGGAGGTCGAGGGCGAGAGCATCGATATCTCAAAATATACCGTGGCACAACTGAACACCTTTGTGGAGGCGCAGGCGTTGATGATCCAGAAAGGTGCGCAGGAGAAAGCGGATGACTTTCGCGCCCGAGTCCGCGATGCCTACCGTGAAAAACAGCAGCGTGTGAGTGCGGATGAGTCAGATTGAGCTGTTTTTGCCCGCGGTGCGCCGAGGGATCAGCGGCCCATTGGCCATGATGATGCGTGAGGCGCTGCTACGCGCCGCGATCCGCTTTTGTCGTGAGTCGTTGATCAGTCGGGAGACGCTGACCTTCGGCAGCCTTCCGGCGGGGGAGATCGTCGTTTTGACCCCCGCCGAGCCGGAGCGGATCATGAGCCGTCTCTTGTCCGCCACCGCCTGCATTAATGCACAGAAGGCGGCGCTGTGGCCCGGCGATGGCTTCGCCCTGCTGGCGGAGAGTCGCTTACGTCTGGATCGGGCGGTAGACCGCCTGTGGGTCCGGATTGCGACGGAGCCCAGCGCCACGGCGGTCACGCTGCCGTCGGTGCTATTGGCCTACCAGGATGCGCTGGCGGCGGGTGCCTTGATGCAGCTCTATATGATGCCGGATAAGCCCTGGAGCGACGTGCGGCGGGCGGACTATTACCGGATACGTTTCATCGAGGGGTATCGCGAGGCGTTTCGCAGTAGCAGCGAGGCCGCCCCGGATGAGACCGGTTTTCATAATCCCCCACGTCGGCACGCGTTTTTCTGATGACGACCATCGCCGATGTGATTGGCCGGGTGAATACCCAGCTGAAAGATACCCTCTGGGCGCGCTGGCCACTGGCTGAGCTGTGCGACTATTTCAACGATGCCCTGTGCGCCATTTTACTGGTGCGTCCTGAAGCCGGTGCCGAGCTGGCGCACTTGCCCTGTGTTGCCGGAACGCGACAACAGCTGCCTGCCGGTATTTTCCGCTTATTGGAGATTGTCCGTGTCCATGATGGCCAGGCGTTGTTACCCGTTCCGCGCGAGGTGCTGGACAGCCAGTACCCCGACTGGCATCAACTGACCGGTCCCGTAGAGCGCTATTGCTACAGCGATAAAACCCCGTTGATTTACTACCTGTTTCCGGGAGCGGCGGAGGCGTTGATGTTGGAGGCGGTGGTGTGCCGCACGCCGACCGCCGTGAGCATTACCACCTTGCAGGATGAGACGGCGCAACAATCCGTACCGCTTGACCCGGTGTACATCAATCCGCTTATCGATTGGATGCTGTATCGCGCCTTCAGTAAAGACAATGAGGGCGGCGCCAATGTGGCGTTGGCGATGCAGCATTATCACGTCTTTGCCGAGCAGTTGGGCATCAAGCAGCGTAGCGATGCGCTGCTTCGTCAGGCGTTGCGTAATCAGTATCTGGGAGGCGAGTCTTGAGTATTGTGATTTCCGGGGTATTGCTCGATCCCCTCGGCCAACCGGTCGCCCAGGCTCAGATTACGTTGACGGCGACGACGAATAGCCTGCGTGTATTGCGGGGATTCAGTTGCAGTGTGCCGACGGACAGCGCGGGGCGCTATACCTTGGCGTTGGAGGCGGGCAGCTATGCGGTCAGTGTGGCTCACCAGGGGCGTAACTTTGTCTATGGCGCGGTGACGATCGACGCGGACTCGGCGCCGTCATCGTTAAATGTGTTGCTCCAGCAACAGGTGATGGAGCAGCAGGTGACGCCAGAAGTCATCCTCTATTTTCGTCAAATCCAGCAGGTCGTTGCCGAGGATATGACGACGGTACAACAGTTGTCCGAGCAGGCGAATCAGGCGGCGGCTCAAGCACAGGGCAGTCAACGCGCGGCGGTTGCTGCCGAAAACGCTGCCGCGCAGAGTGCTCAGTCGGCAGCGCGTAGCCAGCAGGCGGCCTCGGCCGCAGAAAGGGTGGCAGGACAAAGTCAACGGGCGGCGCTCTCCTCTGCCGAGGACGCACGGCACAGCGCACAGGCCGCCGCACAGGCGGCGGAGCAGGCGGCGGAGCAGGCGGCCAGCCAGACGGTGACGCAGTTAACCGAAGCGGTCAGGGATGAGCGGGAACAGGTGGCAGATCTACACCGTCAGGTGGAGGAGGCCGCCGAGCGGGGCGAGCAACAGGCACGGCAGGCCACGGCGCAAGCCGATGCGGCGCACGCCAGCCAACAAGCGGCCAGTGCGGCAGCGAGTGCCGCCGAACAATCCGCACATCAAGCGCAGGGTAGCCAGCAGGAGGCAGCCACCTCGGCGGAGCAGTCTCAGCGCAGTGCGCAAACGGCGCAGTCTAGCCAGCGGAGCATGGCGGTTGCTGCGGATAAAATCGTCAAAAGCGCTCAGACACTGCACAGTGACCAGCGGCATCTCAACAACTTGAGAAAGGATGTCGAATATTGGCGGAATCAGGCACAGTGGTCAGCGGAGGACGCTGAAAAGTCCGCCGGCCAGGCCGCAGTGAGTGAATTTGACGCGAGATCCTCTTGGTTAGAGACAAGAGATCTCCGCGAAAACATCTTAGAGATTGCAGCGGAGGTGGACGAGAGTGCGCGGCAGGCAGAGGCTGCCGCGTCACAGGCAGCCGAACGGGCCGCTAGCGAGGCGGCGACCCTGGCGGCAGAGCGCGTCGCCGCACAAGCCAGTGAGCAGGCTGCGGCCCAGTTGACGCAGATTTTCAGCGATGACCTTGCGCAAACGCAACAGCATCAACAGGCGGCAGCCGCCTCAGAGGCTGCGGCACAGCGTGCGGTGAAGAGCGCTGAGGAAATACTAGAGCAGGAGCACGCGCGGACAAATGCTGTGTTACAGCAGGCGAACGAGGCCGCTGAAAATGCAGAGCAGTATGCGCATCAGGCTGAAATATCGCTAGAGGGAGCACGCGAATCGGCTGAAAATGCGCAAGATTCAGCCTTACTTGCCCAGTCTGCCAAACAAGATACTGCCCAGTATGTCGCGGAGGTACAGGCGCATACGCGTCAGGTGGTCTTATCGGCGCAACAAGTTAAGGATGACACCGATACCAGTGTGCAGCTGGCAGAGGAAGTGGCTCAATTAGCGCAGACCACCCGATCTCTGGTGGTGAAAGGCCAGGAGCACGTTGAACGCATCGAGCGAGATCTTCAGCTAAATGAGGATAAGGCACCGCTAGCGAGTCCGGCTTTTACCGGGCATCCCACGGCGCCGACGCCGGATAAGTCGGCTGCCGGGCAAGAGATCGCGACCGCGGCCTTTGTGTTGGCGCAGATAGCGCAGTTGATTAACGCCTCTCCGACGGCGCTGGATACCTTACAGGAGCTGGCCGCAGCACTCGGTAACGATCCCAATTTTTCGTCAACGGTGATGACGATGATTGGCCAGAAGCTGGATAAGGCGCAGAACGGGGCTGATATTCCGGATAAGGCCCGTTTTCTGGAGAATATTGGTATCGTCGAGGCGACGACCTCGCGCAAAGGCATCGTGCAGTTGAGCGACAGTATCAGTAATAACAGCATGAAGGTAGCGGCCACCGCCAATGCATTACGGCGTACTTATCTGGAAGCGACGCGAGCGGCCAGTACGCGTCAAGTGGGCCGAGTACAGCTTAATGACACCTTAAACAGTATCAGCACCACCCAGGCGGCGACGGCCAACGCCGTCAAACGCACTTATGACGAGGCCACCCGCACCGCCAGCTATAGCCAGTATGGGCGGGTACGTGTCTCTAACAACACCAGTGATCCAGATACCACACGCGTGCCTACCTCAGATGCATTACGGCGAGTTTACCTGGAGGCCACCCGCTTAGCCACCGTAAACCAAGTCGGTCGGGTTCAGCTTGAGAATAGTCTCTATAGCAGTAGTACGACACGGGCAGCGACAGCCAAGGTGGTGAAAATTGCATACGCGACTGCCACTATTGAGGCCAGCCTCGAACGTCCAGGACGGGTGCAGCTCAACGACGATCTTGATAGCTATAAAACCAATCAAGCGGCAACGGCGAATGCCGTCAGGCGAGCCTTTGAAAAGGCGGCCGATGCGATGACGTTGGCGCAACAAGCTATGGCGCAGATAACGACGTTGTCCCGGCTTCCCGGACCGCCGGGGCCTCCGGGGCCGCAAGGTGAGCCCGGACCATCAGGTCCACCAGGGCCACAGGGGCCACCTGGCCCCCAAGGCCCCCAAGGTCCACAAGGTCCTCAAGGTCCTTCAGGCTCTAGTTACTCCAGTTCGGGGGAGCGTCATGGTTCGATTCGCTAGTTCAAGGTTCTGCGCGTGGTAATTGATATCCCCCTGATGCGCGGAGAGCGTCCGCGTGTCATTGGCCACCTCTTACCGGAGGCGTGTGCCACGCAGGCGCGTAATTGCCATTTTCGTCATGGCGTGATTTCGCCCTTGAGGGAAGATCTGGAAACCTCCATCACACTGCCGATCACTCCGCGCACCCTGTTCCATTACCGGGATGACTTCTGGTTCACCTGGCCGCGACGGGTCGATGCCATACATAGCCCGGTGGCACAGGATCAATATGGCCGCGTCTATTTTACCGATGGCCAGGCTCCCCAGGTGACCAGTGCATCGATCGCCACGCGGGGGCAAGGGCGTTACCCCGCAGCCAGTTATCGCTTGGGCGTCCCCGCACCGCCATCCCCGCCACAGATTGGGGAGATTTGTTATCCCGAGGGGGAGGCGTTGAATGATCCGCTGGATGACGAAACCCGGTTCTATGTCGAGACCTATGTGACCGCCTATGGCGAAGAGGGACCACCGGGGCCGGTCTCGCATGAGGTGACCATCCCTTATCCTGGCAGCCGGGTAACGTTACAGCTTGCCGCGTTGGTCGCGCAGAATCACAACATTAGTCGCCGGCGGCTCTACCGTTCGGTCACCGGCGGCGGTGTGGCGGATTATCTGTTGGTCGCCGAATTAGATATTGCTCAGACCACGTATGAGGATGCGCTGCCGTCGGCGGTCTTGGGTGGGGTACTGGAAACCTATGATTACCTGATGCCGCCGGACAATATGGTGGGACTGTGCCTGATGGCGAATGGCATAGCCGCCGGTTTCGCCGGGAATGAAGTGCTGTTTTCGGCGGCTTACTTACCCTATGCCTGGCCGAACGCCTACCGGCAGAGTACCGAGCATGACATCGTGGCGATGGCGGCGTTGGGCACATCGTTGGTGGTGACGACGCAAGGTTATCCCTATTTGTTTAGCGGGGTATCACCGGGTAGCATGACCAGCAGTAAGCTGCCGATTTTGCAGGCCTGTAGCAGTGCGGATAGCCTGGTTGAGATGGATGGTTTCGTGCTGTATGCCTCGGCCAACGGCCTGGTGTCTGTTGATCACCAAGGCAATGCGCGGCTCGCGACGGAGGGGATTATCGATCCCCGCCAGTGGCGTCGCCAGTTTCGGCCAGAGACGATACGTGCCTGGTCGGTGGAGGGGGAGTATTTCGCCCATTACCAAGATGCGCAGCAGCGGCGCGCCGGTTTTATTTTTGATCCTCAGGCGATGGACTTGCGCCATACCGATAGCGTTTTTGACTGTGCGGCCCGGCAGTTGGCGAGCGACCAGTACTATATCGCCCGCCAACAACGGCTGTACCAACTCCAGCAGGGAACGCATCCCCGCGCCATGTACTGGTGCTCTAAGGTTTTCCTGGCGCCGGCGAATACGGCTTTTTCCTGCCTACGGGTATTGAGTCCACAACCGTTACAGGTGGGGATCCACCTTATCATCGATGACGCGATCGCCTTTAGCTTACCGCCCGGTACGTTGACGGAGCCGGTGGTGAAGTTACCGCCGCTCACGGGACGGCGCTGGCAGATCGCCTGTTATGGTACGGCGCAGGTCGATCGCCTGACGCTCGGCACCTCTATGGCCAGGTTGCCCGCATGAATAAACGGCGAGCCTTTCGGGCCGGACGTAACCTAGAGGCGGTGTATGAAAACATCGAGCTGATAACCGGCCAACGCGGTGATGGTCAGGATCGCGCCATTACGGCCCGTGATTTGGTGGCATTGGGACTCGCGCGCTTGGGGCGCGCACCAGGCGGGCAGTTTCAACCGTTGCCGGGCGTGGATCCGGGGATTATTTCCCGTGACGGTGTAACGGGTGGCTTTGGTCAGGTCGATTTTCCGCCACTACCCGAGGCGTTGCAGGCGCATGGGGGCTTTAGTGCGGTACTGCTGGAATGGAAAATCCCGCGTTACCGAGGCCATGCGTTAACGGAGATTTACCGCCATAGCGAAGATAATCTGGCCGATGCCGTTCTCGTGGCAACCTCGGTTTCGACGCTGTATGGCGACCCTGTCGATCCAGGGTGGCAAGGCTTCTACTGGGGCCGCTTCGTCAACATCGCGGGGGTGGCAGGACCATTCAATGCGAGTGCGGGGACGCCCGCCCAAACCAGCCCTGAGATAGGTGTGGTGGTGTCGCTGATTGAGCGTGAGATTAATGACTCTCCCTTGATATCGGAATTAGCCGCTGAACTGGAAAACGGTCAACAGGCACTGATTGAAACAGGTGAGCGCCTAACTACCGTTGATCGCGATGGTAGCCAGGCTTTCCAGGCCCTATGGAGCCAGAAAAGTCGCGTTGGTGAGATTAGCGCCGGTATCGGCATCGTCGCAGGCAGCGATGCGCAAGGGAATCCCTTGAGTCAGGTGGCGATTGCCGCCAATCAGTTTTTTGTCTTTGACCCCAATAATCCCAACGATGACGGCACCTACGCGTTCCCCTTTGTCGTGGATGGGACGAGTGGCCGGGTCATCATGGCGAAGGCGGCGATAGAGCAGGCGACGATCCAGATTTTACAGGCACAACGTATTGTGGCGGATGAGGTCAAGGCTGGGATTTCGCTCAGTGCGCCCCAGATCACCGGCGCGCAGATTTTTGCTTCCGCCATCACCAGTTTAGGGAATCCTCCTCGCTTCGCCTTGACGCCCGATGGGGGGCTGTTTGCGCGTCAGGCGGATATCAGTGGTCACATCAATGCTACCAGTGGCCGTCTGAGTCGCGTCACCATCGATGAGACATGCGATGTCAAAGAGATCCGCGCCGAAACCATCAAGGGTGACGTTGTGAAATGTTGGGTGATCCAAAATAACCAGACGATCACCATTGACCCGGCTCCCTTTGAGCGCGTTGTGGTGATCCCGATTTGTATTGCTTCCGGTCGAACGCATGAAAGAGAGGTGCGCCGGGGGCGTGGTGACTCTTATACGGTTTATGACTATGTGGGCAGCTATGTCGATGTGGTGATCGATGGGACTGCAAGCCGGCTGTGTGACCAAAGTGGCGATGGGTCGAGTGCAGGACAATGGATCTCATCCCTTCCGGCACATACGATGCTCTCGGTAGGATTCCGCGGAGGACATCTTGGTGACGTACGCCCGAAAGAGGGACCTTATTATCCTACCTCGCTACTCGTGATGGCCTTCAAAGCGTGACATTTTGATGAAACCGACCCTCGATGCACGCATTCGACGCGCCGCCGCCGCTGATGGCGGCCAAGATCTGATCGATGAGATTAATCAGGCTTGCCGTCAGGGACGGGCGTTTTGTATCGGATCGGCGCAGGTGCGCATCGTACTGCGTTTACGCTTTCGGGATGGCGAACCCTATGTGGTGGTCTGGTTAGCCGCCAGCACGTTGCGTGATGGATTGCGGCGTTATACCCCACTGATCCAGGCAATGACACGCCAGGTCGGCGGCCGTTGGGCGGAGTTTGCCACGCGGCGGCGGGGATTTCTTCGCTTGGCTCGGCGGTTGGGCTTTGAGCCACTGGCCGAGGAAGAGGGGTTGTTACGCTTTAAAATTCCGCTTTGAGGAGACGGTCATGGGTAAAGGCGGTAGTCGTGAAATTAAGGAGACCTCGCAGGAAAAGGCGGCGGCGGAGGTCGCGATGGCGCAGTGGAAGCTCTACCAACAAGAGTTGAGCCCCTTTGAAAATCTGTTTATGCGTCAGGTGGATGAGCTGGATAAGGAGAGCCAATACACACAGCGGGCGGGAGAGGCCAACCTAGGGTATCAACAGGCGTTCGGCCATGCTCGCCAGCAGACGGCGGATAGCTTACTGGCGACGGGAACCGATCCGGGCAGCGGTAAGTTTCAATCTGCGTTACAGAACAACACGAGCGATCAACTGGTGGGGCAGATCGATACCCGCAACCGGGTGCAGAGTAGCCAGCAAGATCGTTATATTGCCGGCCTGCAAGATGTGGCGGCCATCGGCGGCGGGCAGAAGGCGCTCGCGCTGAGCGGCTTCAACGATATTGCCGATGTGGCGCAGAAGCGTGCCACCAACGATGCCTATCGTCATCTCAATGATCAACTGGCGTTAGGCGGTGCCGTCGGCACCGGACTCGGCATGGCGACGCGTTTCTATGGCATGCCGAATAAAGAGAGAACGTAGCGATGTGACGCGAGCGCGTCGCGAGAGGAGACGCACATGGGATGGGCATCCGATACCTTTGCCGATCTGACCCGCCAGCAATATCAGGATTGGCGAGAGCGGTTTTACCCACGGCTGAAAACCTTGATGGAGCAGGCCTCAGGGGAGGCGTTGCTGGACCGCCAGCTTGGCCGGGCGGATTGGAATACACAGAATTCATTGCGTTCGGCGTTGAGTGCGCAGACCAACCAGATGGCACGCTATGGCACACCGCTCGGGCAGGAGGCGCAAGATCATCGTCTTGGCCTGCGAACGGCCTTGGCCCATGCGGGTGCCAAGAACGGGATCCGTGAGGCGGCGCGCTCGCGTCAGTTCGCTATCTTGACCGGCGGAGCATCGGGCATTCGGGAGCAGGTGAGCGTGGGAGGAGACCGATAACATGGGATATGGATTGATTGACGTGGGCGCACAGACTCGGAGTCAGGCGCTGCAAGGGCTCAGGCAGAGCGCCGAGCGTGAGGAGCAGCGCAATATGCTCAATAAACAGATACGCCAGCAGCGTCAGGCCGGAAGGATGACGGCGACGGGAACGGCCGCCGGGCTGGGGGCGGCGCTAGGCATGGGCACCAGCGTTGGCGGGCCGGTAGGCGCGGTGATCGGCGGCGTATTGGGACTGTTGGCCTCAAGTTTATTTTCCTGACGGGAGGACACGATGGGTATTCAGGGTCTAGCGGAGGGGCTGCTGGCCGGTTTCAACGCCGCCGATCATGCGTTGAATCGCCGTGAGGCGTGGCGTAGACAAGAGGCCGAGAGTCAACGTCACCAGGCGAATAGCGATCGCCTGTTCACACAGGCGAAGGAGCAAATGGATTGGAACCACGCGTATCAGCAGCGCCAGGAGGCCAGGGAGGATAAGCGTTGGGCGATGGGACAAGCCTTGGATCGTGAGCGTTTGGCGTTGATGAAGGCGGATCACGCGGAGCACCGAGTGCAGCAGATGAGAGATCGGCGCACGTTACAGGAGATGCCGCTGGTTAAAGCGGGCTATGACGCGCTGCAAAACGGGCAGTATGAGCAGGCTAATCGCATTTTCTCACAGGTCTCTACGGACAGCCCACTGCACCCGGTACACTATTTTGGCCAGCAGCCGGTCGGCGTGGCGAAAGCGATCATTCAGGATGTGCCCAAAGTGCTAGCGGGGGAGTTGGATTACAACAGCCCCGACGCGATGGCGATATTGAATCAGGTCTTCGCCGCCGATCTGAAACGTAGCATTGGTCAGACTGATCCCGACAGCGGCAAGAAAATCACCGATAGCCAGCTGATACACCTGGGGCGAAGCGAAGATCAGCAGGGTTTTATCGGAACCCTCCAGATCACCTATGACGATGGCTCCTCTGCCGAGAAGCCGCTGACCCGCAATGGCTCTAGCGACCCACGGGATACCGTACCGATTATTCCGGTCAACGATCTGCTGGGGGGGCTGTACAACTATGTGCGTACCGTGGGTTATATCAACCAGCCGCAGCAGGTCGAGTTTATGAATCGTCTGGTTAACCCCGAGTCGGCTCCGCAAGAGGATAACCGCATGCTACGTGACTATCAGCGTTATGCGAAGGAGCTGGATCAGGCCGAATCCAAGGCATTGTTCGATATCGCTGATGAGGCGGAGCGGGCGAAGATAAAAGAGAACTATGCCGAGCAGCGGGCACGGCTCGCACAGCGTTTCGGTTATCACACGGAGGATGACCCGTCAGCGCAAGCCTTGCCCGCCGCGCTCCAGAGCTGGGCGGGGAGCGATGCGTCGAAGCAGGCCTTCTTGCGTGAGGGACACCAGCGCGGCGTACTACCGGCAGCTGTGACTGCGCGCCAATTGGATGCCATGTATGCCGATGCTCAATCGTTGTCGCAGAGTCCAGAAGGTAAGGCGCGGGTGTTTGCCCAAGAAAGCGATGATGCGTTGGATCGTAAGGCCGCTTTCCTGCGTAGTGACTTACAACATGCCACCGCGCCCGAACTCCGCTCGCGAATCGCCGGTGAGTTGATGGCACTGGAGCGGGAGTTAATGCGCCGTCAGAGCAAACCTGACCCGCGGGCGAGCCAGGAGCCCTCGCAGACTGACGCATTGTCCACGCCGTTTGAGGATCATTGATGGAGCCTCCTTTCCTTCCATGAACCGCTGATAGGCGGTTTTTTTTCGTCTGAATACAGGCATCTCTCTTTAGCCGGAGGCATACCGTGGCGAATTCCTCTCAAGATTTGCGCCCTGAACAGCAACGATACGCTGTCGAGCGGCAGTCGTTGAATATCCAGCAGTCGGATGAGGGCCTGGCGCGCTACTGGGACAGTTATGATCCCCAGAAATACGCCGGGCTTTCTGATGAGTCAGCGGAAAACAGCGGCAATCTTTTTTCCGACACCGGTAATCTGCTCTTGAGTGGTGTGGCCTCTACGGCAGCCAGCCTACGGGAAGGGGCAAGAAAGGCGATGCCAAATAGTGTCGTTTCTACTGCCGCGGATCTGCTTGCCCAAGGATTGGGTTTTGATGAAGAAAAATTTTGGCGAGACAGTCAACAAAAGGCTGTGAGTCGGTTGTCACCGGATATGCAGCAGGCGCGGGACAAGACGTTCTGGGAGAGCGGCCAGGGCTTTGGGGAGGCCTGGAGTGATCCGCGCAGCTATTTCGCCGGGGCCGTCGAGTCGCTGCCGGGTATGGTGGTGTCCATGGTACCGGCCATGAGGCTGGCTAAGCTTACCTACAGCGCGAAGGTAGCGCAGGGGGTCGCGGCGGAGCAAGCAGCGAAACAAGCAGCGCGGGTCGCCAGGTTGGCCGGAGCCATCTCGGAGGGGGTACAGGCAGGAGGCGCGTCATCCCGTACGGTTAAAGAGACCATTTATACCCTGCCGGATGATGTATTACAGAACTCGGAGGCGGTACAGAATATGTTGTCCTCAGGGATGAGCGTGGAGGCGATACGCCGGGCGCTGGCGGAGGATGCCTCGACCAAGGCGTTTCTCATTTCGGGGGTGGCGACGGGAATGTTCGGCGGCCAAGGCGATACGGTGATCGCCAAAATTATGACCGGTCAGCTCAAACAGGGCGTGATGAGGCGCTTTGCCAAAGGGGCGGTGGCTGAGGGGCTTTTTGAGGAAGTCCCGCAGTCGGCTCTTAGCCAGATGGCGGAAAACTATGCCTTACAATCCGCCGACCCGCAGCGCCCGCTCTCCGATGAGGTAATGAATCAGGCGCTCGGTGGACTGGCCATCGGCGGCGTGATGGGCGGATCGCTGGCGGCGGGGAGTCGCACGGGTAAGTGGCAGGCGCAACACGATACGCAGCAAGCGAAAAACGATCAGCTGGCGACAGACGATGCCGCAGGGCCAACAGAGGCGCAAGCGCAGGAGGCCTATTCACGCTATCAAACGCAGTTTGCGTCGTTGGATCGCGACACGCTGTTACAGCATTACGCCGAGGCCGATCTGTCTGAGGCGCCGGATGCGGCAGAGAAAAAACGCGCGGCCCATGAGCGACTACAGGCGCTAGAACATGACGAGGAGGTCAAGAAGGCGGCGAAGGCGTTGCGCGGGCTGCCTCGAACCGATTTGCTGGCGCAGTACCATACGCTGAATGAAAAGGCGACGCGCACGGCGGCGGAACAGTTGCAGTGGGAGGCGGCCCGTTGGCTTCTGAGGCAGCGGATGGCCGCGGCGACCCCACGGACTTCAACGAGTGCGGCATCGGGGGATGGGGCGGAACAGGAGAATGCGGCACGGGAGGATTTGCGGACATGGCAGGCCGCCCCCTTATCTGACCGAATATCCGCGGGGTCCCTGAATCTATGA